GTCTTTAGAATAGTATGCGGGGGGTACGTATCACCCGAGTGTCGTGCGACTCTATCTAATTCTTCGATCATAGTATCAAATCCGACGAATGCTGAACGTGGGAACAGTTGTTTTGCTGTTAATGTCATGTTGCTAACTCCTTAGTTTAAGCAAGTTTTTTTAAATAACCCCCACTTATGTGGCAGGTCGTAAGTATATATACTCGTTATGAGTATAAAGGTAACACTAGATGTGTGAATATTTCACTATTCAATCATCTAGGTCATCATAGTCGTCATCATCTATACGTATAATAGGTAGAGAATCATCAACGACTACGACGGCATCGTTTTCGATCATCTCAATGATTTCCGTCGTAACTTTTCGATCCATCTCCAAGAAAGCCATACGGTCTTCTATCATTGTGAGATGTCTTCGATACATTTCAAGTTCTTTCTCTTTATCCTGTTTTCTTTTCAAGACTTCTGATAACGAAACTACATTTTTATCAGACATGAGAATTTCCTTAGTAGTACTTAGATGGGTCCGGACCACCCTCCACACCGAACGAAAAAGAAACGCGTGACACCCTAGGAAACACTTGGTGGTGGGTGCCCCTTGGTAGGTAGACAAACATGCCTGGCTCGAAATCAAAAGGTTCCTCGTTGTTTATGTGTTCTACCTTGAGACCCACAGTAGAGATAACCTGAACCAAGAACACGTCCATCGAATCCTTGTGCCAAGGATAAGATCCACTCGCACGACCGAACCCACTAAACGCAATGTTAGTGATCTTGTTCTCGTGGAGCGTAAATACGTCTTGCATTTCTTCATAGATTTTCTTCGCAAAGTCTGGTGCACTACCGCGACTATGGAAGGAGTTTAGACCGATTCGCATCTTATCTGAGTTGCGATCGTATAGTTCATCTGGGTGAGAGTCCATCATTTCCATGAACTCGTTCCATCCATAAGTCGACTCCATATCAAACGGGAGTCGACCTACGAATGGCACCTTGTCGCGGATGTAATCATCGCGACCTTCAAAAATGTCATAATATTCATTAGCCATTAGTTATTACCGATGTTGTACTTCGGTTGCAGATTCCACTTTGACTTTTCCTTATACGAGATAATTTTAATCTGACGCATAGGAGCGCAATCTTGTGCAACTTCTGGGTTTACGATTGATACTAGACCCCAATCCTGTAGAAGGGTTGCGATCGTGTTACGACGTTCCATATCCGTCGTCTCTAAGTTTGACTTCTTACCGTCCAATAAAAATAACTCCTTGAAATGGACAATAAAGTACCTACCCTGTTTGTGTAGGATATGGCACGATTGAAATAGGGTGTTGTCGCGACGTGAAGCAACCCCTATACGGGTAAGTGTTTCTCTAACTTTTAGAAAATCATCAGGTTCTGCTAGGGTAATTTCTAGCATCATGTCTGAGTTCCATTGAACTAGATTATTCTCTTCCACCTTTGTTAACCTTATTTTTGAGTTCTTGTATTTGTTCCGAGGTTAAGAGTCCAATAATCTGCTTCGCTTTGGAATCACTATATCCGTAATACTCTTTGACACACTCGATATCTGTACTCTGGGGTTTGTCCCATTTCGAGAAACGTTTCTTTTTTCTTACAATATTTATAAGAAAGTCGTACTGAAGTCTCGCATCTAAGTGATGCAACCTGTTCATTTCGTTACTAATCAACACAGTATCCGGAAAGTACGATAGCGACCGATTTGTTAGAAACGAGTTGTATTTAGTCTCAAGGTCTTCGTCTTGGTCCATGAGATTGACTTTAGTATTATTAATACTGTTTATAAAGTCAAACGGTCCTATGTTAGATTTTGTCTTCAATTTTACACCACCCGTTCTCATAATCTTTACGATAAAACTTTTTGATACGCTGTCGCTGTATATTAGTCAACGCATCTCCGTACATCTTCAACATCGTTTTATTGTCGTGAATATTAATCTGTCTTTCAGACAAACCCAACTCAGCCGCCTCGTTTAAGAATATCATAAGTTGATGCAGTTCGTCAATATGCACAACCATATCATATTGTTTAGGATTACCTAGATACCAAGTTTGAGTATAGAAGTGGTTGTTCTTGAGATTACCATTTTCAATATTAGTTAAAACTTGATCTAACTCTTGATCTAAACTGGGCAACTCATCACCACGACCATCTTTGATGTACCTAGCATGATTGGCAACAATATATTCACAAGCTGACTTGAAACGGTCTACGGGGTCTCTTTTTACCGCAATACGATAACTGCCCGTCCGAAAAGGGATATCAAACTGATCCCCAAATTTCCGTACTTTGTTTAGTCTTTCAACACGACCGATGTATTCATCCACTCCACGATTTAATCTATGCAGTTCTTTCAGTGAAGACATACCATTTTTAGGACATATCCTAACGTCGATATTATTCGGAAAATACAACACATTGTCTGCTGGAGACATTTCATATAATTTTGTCGTGTACATTAACTTTTAATCTCTACGTTCGCCATGCACTCAGTAAGGCAGGCAACTAGGTTCAATTCATGATCAGCAACGAACGCGTTCTTGTACTGATAGTCAGCAAGAATGAGAACTAGTTGCGGGATACTGTTCGGGGCAACATGGTCATACATGCGATCATAAATGCCACGGAAAATAGACGCGGGTTCTACGTCCATGTTGTTCACGACCCAAGAACGCATCTTCTTGAAATCCTTGTCCTTCAGTGCCTTGAACAGGACACTGTAGTTATCATTTACGTCTGTAATGATAGCAGTAGTTTCCAACTGGCCCTGGCCAGAGATTGAGTGACGTTGCAACTCATTCAGGACACGCCTCCAATCTGGTGCGTGTTTCATGATGACCTGCGCAAGGACATCCTTATTATAGTCTACACCCTCCGTCTGGAGAATGGTCATAGCGCGTTGCATAAACTCCGCCGAGAGAGACTGCAACGTCTTCTTGGTTGCGCTGAACGCGATCTTAGTACACCGCGAGTGTAGTGGTTCAATGATCTTGTTCTCAAAGTTGCAGGTCATAATGAACCGACAGTTTTTCGAGAACTCCTCGATGAACCCACGCAACGCGGGTTGGGTTGACTGGGGATTTAGATAGTCCGCCTCGTCAAGGATGACGACCTTGTAACTACCAGACAACGAGACAGAAGAGGCGAACTGCTTGATCTTTCCTCGTAGTGTGTCAATGTTGCCTTCTTCTGACCCATTGATCACGATGTAGTCTAACTCCAGTTCTTCGCATATTGCGCGAGCGACTGTAGTTTTACCCGTACCCGCAGTCCCACTGAACATCATGTTCGGGATTTCTCCACCGTCCACAATGTTCTGAAAGGTTGCCTTCAGATCTGTGGGTAGGATAGTTTGGGATACAGTTTTCGGGCGGTACTTCTCCACCCACAAGAATTCGTTACTCATTTACCACTCCATAATATAATAAGGGGACATTATACCGCATTGTCCCCGTCGTGTAAACCGAAATCTTTAATCTATTTATCCACATAAAGTAGACAAATAGGATCGATATTTCCGATAAACCTAATCAATAAAAACTATAGTCTTCCATCCGCATACGCGTGGTTGACTTTAGCATGGTGCATCTCATCACGTCGGATGCACTTAATCATATCAGACAACTTAGAGAACTCGTGGAGTTCACTGTAGTAGTCAATCGCGATCTGTGGCGCGGGAACATCTTCGATCTCTCCCGACTCAATCAGTTCCAAATAGTTTGTGTAACTTTGTACCGCTTCCTGTTCGAAGTATCCAGTCATGCGGTGTGCGGTTCGGGGGAATAGAACAAACATCACCAGATAGTAATGCCAGAATATGAACTGGGCAACGATGATGATTATACGTTCAATGAACCAAGGTTTGATTACCTCCATGAAAAACATGAGGTGTTTTCTTTCGTTCTCTGCCTCTGCAAGCATCTCATGAATCTTGGTACCGTGACCTCTCTTAAACGCCTGTAGACTGTAAAGGTGGGTCATCATACCCGCGACCATGCCTGGCACACCCGCAACCGTTTCTAAAACGAGTGCTCGGTGACCGTAACGCTTGCGGAAAAAGAGATCTGCAAACAGACGGAAAAACGCAGTCATGGACCGAGCAAATAGGTCTGAGATTTTTGTAGATAAATTCACGGTGTCTCCAAATGGTGCCGCCACCACGAATCGAACGCGGGACCTACTGATTACAAATCAGTTGCTCTACCTGCTGAGCTATAGCGGCGTTTCTTGGTTTAATTTTGTCTTACGTCTTTCTGTAAGAGTCCTTACTATGTATATGCGAGTGAACGCGACAAAGGATATTCCAACAGTAAGAATAGTGGACAACATCAACGGGTCCGTGATACCCCACTTAACAACCGCTAACCATGTATAGAAGATGTTAAGTGGGTAGTTTATGACCGTCCCAAGCGCAACGTGGATTGTGGTCTCTTTTGCAATCAGGGGGTCATATAGTTTCATAAAAAAAAGGGGCGATGGGTAGATCATAATAAAGTGTTCGCGGTGAAAGAGAATATCCCACCACCCCAAAAGGTTACTCAGAGTCTGACTCTTCAGCCTCTGCGTGTGCTTTTGCCAACTTCTCATAAAGTGCAACAACCTGTACTGATTGGTCGCGCAGTTGTCCGATAGTTGTAAGTTCCTCACCCTTGAACCCACCACGTGTTACAACAGTATCAACTACTGCGACACATGATCGGGCAACGCGGTTTGCGAGGTCGTAAAATGTAGCTTGGTCTTCAGTCATTTTATGCTCCGTATGTTGATGACTTTTCAAGTGCAATAAAGTATTCTGTCTTACCAGATGTCGAACGGAAGCTGGAGATCAACTTAGTTGAAATCGACACTTCGTAATCGTCACCCAACAACTTCAGGTTGTTCACACCGATAATAAAGTTGAAGTCCGCGTTCTCTGGGAACTGACCTTCGACCTGAATCGAGTATGAGTTAGACGTTGAGTTTTCTGTATCAACGACATCGATACGCACAGAGTTACCATCGGGTCGGATGGAAATAGTTTCATAACCCAGTGCGGATGCGGCACGTTTGATCTTACTTAGGGTTTCGTTAGTGAGGAGAAATCTGACCTCACACTCGGGCATGATGATCTCTTTCTTAGGTGCAGAAAGCATCTCTGGGTCTGAATAGAAGTAACGCACTGAGGAAAGACCACTGCCGTCTGATACGGTACAGAAGTTTTCGCCGAACTCGATTGACGGATTGTCTACAAGAGACAGGACCGACAAAAACTCTGACAGGTCATAGATGCCGAATGAGCTGGGGAAAGATTCCTCGATCTCTGCCTGAGATACGATGTTCTTCGCGATAGACATAGTCTTGATGACGTTACCGCCATTGACTACGATGTTCTGGTTGATCGTCGAGAAGTTTCGTAGAATCTCGACAGTTCGGGTTGATAGTTCCATGTGGATTCCTCAGTTAATATGTGGGACATTATATAATAACATCCCTTCCGTGTCAAGTAATATCTCGCATCCGACTGAAATTCTTGTCCTTGATGAACGACAACTTGCGTTCGAAGTGGGCGTCCTCCAGTTCGGTCTTGTGAGAGATTACAAATACGTTGGTGTCTTCCTTGAGTGTGTCAATGATTTTCATTAGGTTGTCGACACCCTCACCATCGAGAGACGAATCGAACGTCTCATCTAAGATCAACAGGTTGGTTGATACAGAGTTCTTCATCTTGGCAATGTGTCTCCAAGTGAACAACAATGACAGGTCTATGCGTTGTTTCTCACCTTCTGAAAACGAGTCGTAGGAGAAGGTGTCGCGGTAACGCGATCGGATGGTCTCGTTGAAATTCTCATCCAACTCGAAGTGAACGAAGAAGTCCAGAGTCTGTAGATACTTGTTGGTGAGTTCGTTGATGACCGGAATGTATTGTTTGATGATCTTAGTCTTGATGCCGGTGTCGCGAAGCAGTTCAGACGCAACACGATTGTACGAGGACTTCTCGTTCAATGTATACTTGACATCATTCAGTTCGTATAGAGAGTTGTCCAGATCATTGAGATCCTTGTTCGCCTGTGACATATCACCAGAACTATCTTCCATGTCGGCGAGGTCACTCTGGATCTTCTGGACATTCTGTGTCAGTCGCGATATCAACTGGACGTTGTTATTCATCAAGTTTTGTTTATGCAACAGATCAGCCATCGTTTCTTCGAGAGACTCCATCTTGGATTGATATTCTCCCAGTTGCGCATCCGCCTGTTCCATAAGAGTCTTTAGTTCACGTGCGCGTTCGGTCGCGTCTGCGCGTTTACTGTGACGCAAGTCGTCACCAATCTCTTGATCGCACGTAGGGCAATGTTCGTTGTCTTCAAAGAACTTTGCCTCTTTGACAATCGACTTGACCTGTGTATCAAACTTTGTGCGATACTTTTCTAACTTCTGTTTATTGGTACGAATCTTGCTTAATTCTTCTGTAACCGAAGGCAACGAATTATTGACGGTTTCTGCAAGTTCTGCGTTGACTTCATTGAAAGTTGCGATGTCCGCATTCAGAGACTCGATCTCTGATTCTTTCTCTTTGCGGTGCGCAGTGTTGATAGCACTAAGGTCACGGATATACTTCTTTTGAGAAGATATCTGCGCCTTGACTATATCGATAGAATGGTTGTTGTTCTCGAGCTCGCCTTTGAGGAGAGAGATTTTCTCCTTGAGTATCACATTCATTTTAGAAAATATGTTAATATCAAGAAGGTCTTCGATCACGTCACGTCGAGAAGTAGAGTTGAGTTGCATGAACGGGATAAAAGACGACGAGCCGAGAACAACAATTTGGTGGAAACTCTTGTGAGACATCTGTAGGATGTTCTTCTCAAGAATCTCTTGATACTCGCGGGCGTGTGCGTTCTGGTTGATGAGAGACCCATCCTTCCATATCTCAAACTTTGCGGGTTTGATTCCACGCACGACTTTATATTGAACACCGTTTACTGTGAACTCTACTTCACATCGGGCGTCCTTGTTGTTGATTGTATTTACTAATTGTGCTTTATTAATCTTACGATGAGCTTTGCCGAAGAGAGCGAACGACAGGGCGTCCAACATAGTGGACTTTCCCGCACCGTTCTCACCAACTACTAAGTTCGTTGGATTCTCTAGAAAGTCAATCTCATTGAAATAGTTACCCGTCGATAGAAAGTTCTTCCAACGGAGTTTCTGGAATTTAATCATGCAATCTCTACGCTCTGCGCCTCAACCATCAACTCTGAAACCAATCCTTTGATCCGGTCTTTGTCAAGGTCCGTGTCTACATCTTGGATGTAATTATAGATTAAAGTTTCGGTGTCGTCAACGCTTATTTCACTGTCACCCACATTCTCACCACGGAACTCGCGGAAGTCTTCGGCAATCTTCAGTTCGTGGATCTTCTGTTGTTGGATGCGTTCGACGTATCGTTCGAACTTCTTCATGTCAGATCGGTTGCCAACGATCAACTTGACGAACTTACCGTCAAGGTAGGACAGGTCTTCGAAGTAGTTGACCTCATCTTCGTTGTAGTAGATCTTGTGGAAGATAGACACCTCGTTACGGACGGGTGTTAGTTCACGCGTCTCCGTATCGTAGATGTGGAAGTATTTGGGGTCATGTGCGTCGTTCCAGAAGAACTCCATCTGGGCACCAAGATAGTGTATATTACCTTGCGACGACTTGGTGTGGAAGTGTCCGGACAGAACCGTCTCAAACTTCTCCAGAGGCTTGGGATCCATACCGTCCTTACACACAAGACCCTTGTCCATCTCGAAACCAGCAAGTTCAAAGTGACCACCAATGACATCCGCGCCGCAGTTATCAAGGAAGGTTTGTATCTCTTCTTCATTCTCTGGACATATCCAAGGTACGAGACCAAACTTGACACCATCGTAGTCACGCACGATAGGATCCATAAGGATGTCGACCTCGTTCATGTAATGTCCCATCAATTCTTTTAGAGAGTTTAGTTCATTAGTGTTCTTGAAGTAAACATCGTGGTTGCCAGGAATGATATCCATGTGGATATTATACTCACGCAGTTTGTCTAGGAAGATTCTACGATTGTGACTTAAAGCCTTGAGGTTGACCGTCTTACGATTGTCGTAGTAGTCCCCAAGGTGAAGGATCTGGGTGATGTTGTTTTCTAACAGATACGGGAAGAACACCTCACCATAGAAGCGTTCTTGATAATCCATAAAAATTTCAGATGAATTGCGACACCCGCAGTGAGTGTCATTCAATATAGCGATCTTCATAAACTCTCAGTAATTGGAGCGGGATGTAGGGATTTCACCTACTACAGAGAGGGGTACTCACTGTCTCCATAACGAACTCCCGCGATAAACTTTTACTAATTTAGACACACATTATACTATAGTGTAAGGGGTCTGTCAAGTTTAATCTGAAATTATTCCATCCACTCCGATAGGTCTGAGTCAACATTCACTGCACGACGTTTACGCTTCTTCTCTTCCTTTGCGTACTCTTTGAATTCGTCGTCAGCGTTCTTCACGGCATCGATGCGCATACGTAAATTATCTACAAAGGGAGACGCATGTTGCATGTGTCCGTATCCTTCACCCTCATCATCAAGGAACTCAGCTACGTCCGCCTCTGCGATGAACTTCATCTTCACGTCCTGTTGCTTCTTCTCTTTTTGAATCCGACGCAAGAACGCGTACCATGAAATCTGTGTGAAGTAGGCGAATGCATTTGGTTTACCCGAACGGGTTGCAGCTTCGATGTCGTAGTTCTCGATCGCCTTGAGACAATTCTCAACTGCGTCCATGACCATCTCTTCACGATAAGTGTAACGAACAAAGTTCGCCTTGTGAGAGAGACCCTCTGCGATCTTTAGAAAACAGGAAGCGATATAATCTGTGACAATCGGTGTAGATTTACCTTCGTCCTTCGCCTCTTGGACAGAGGTACAATACGCGACTACCGCTTCAGAGAACTCTCTGTTATTAACGTAATGTGGTTTTTCTTTAGGTTTCATAATATACAACTTCCGATTTAATTGAGGTATAATAATACCAAAATTTGACTCGTTTGTCAATAATTAAATTTAGTGCTTGACAGAATTTGATTTATACTGTATAATCTCTTTAACCAAAGGGGAGAATAGTATACCCCTAGTTCTTCACCATACCTTCAACATCGGAGTCCATGAGGTCATTCTCACGGTCCATATCATTCAAGAACTCTTCAAGTGACAGGTCATCTTCCCATTCACTACGTTCTTGTTGTTTCAACTCTTGTGCCTCATTGTATTCTTTCATCTCAACAATGGCACCACTATATTGTCTTTGCATCTCCTCGGTAGGGACTGCAATAGACATAATTTTATCGAAGAAAATGATAATAACGTTTTGAGGGCTGTCTTGATAAACCATAAACGTTTTGAACGCATAGTACTTATCACCACTACTGAGATCTTTCTCAATCAAAGATAGCGCATTTCGAATAACGATTGAATCGCCAGTTTCACTCATCAACTCGCATACCAGTTCTTCACCTGTTACTAACTTTAGGTGTTTAACCGAAGAGGTTGCTTTCGACATCTTGTTCCACTCTTATTGGTTTTAGATTTATGGGATATATCTTATATCTGAATCCCTCTTTAGTATATATCCTAATCCTTTCAGCGCTGTGTTTCAGTGTAAAGTTTTTGTGACTCCTAATATGAAGATCATCAGCAATATCAAAAAGTCGAGTAGTCCGACCATCATCAGACTTACGAAGACCACGACCAATCGATTGGAGAACTTTGACTTGAGATTTGGACGGTGTCGCAAATACAATATTATGCAGATTGCGGATGTTAATACCAGTACTAAAAGTACCAAGAGAAGCAACGATAATTGCATCATTTTCTTTTTCTACTATACCTCTTATTTGTTCTCTGTCCGTGGCATCTACTTCACCAGATACGTAGAATACTTTACGTCCTTCTTCAGCCATAGACTTGATCATCTCGTACAGAACCTTACCATGTTTTTCAACAAATTGGAACATCACGAGGGTGTTTCCCGTTTGATCGAGTGCCAGTTTACTGATAAATCGATTACGGGGTTCATAGGTGACGATCGTATCCAACTCTTCTTGATACGACATCTCCTTGACTTGTTGGCAGACATCATTGTGATACCTCAATAGTAGAACAGAGATATCCAAGTCTGCAAGTTGATTTTCTTTCTGAAGTTCAACTGTTCGTGTGACAGTGAATGTAGGACCGAAGAGACCTTCCAGAACCAGTTTGTTTGTCTCGGTCCCATCGAGTGTACCCGTAAGACCGAAACGGTATTTTGCGTTGATACACTTGTCCATCATGGTAGTCAGTGACTTCGCCTTGAACAGGTGGACCTCATCACCAAAGACTGAGTCGAACTGCTCGAACCATTCCTTGCCGAATTTATAGATGGATTGCCATGTGGATATGATGACACGTTTGTCCGTGACCTTCTCCTTACCGGAGTAGATGCGGTGACAGAACTCTTCTACGTCGTAACCGTATTCCTCGAAGTCCTTGTACATCTGTTCTACCAACGACGTGGTTGGGACGATGACTAGGATCTTTCCTTCGGTGACCTCGTAACAGTATCGTAGTAGGTTATAAATGATAAATGACTTACCGCTACCAGTAGGACTAAGTAGAATGCAACGCCGGTGTTCGACGCCGTGCGAAATAGCTTTGTACTGATAATCTCTAGGTTTGAATGGCGCATCAAGGAGAGATAGAAAATCGATAAGAGCTGGATGATCGATGTCCTCCTTAAAAGAGGGGATTCCATAAGTCTCATGTTCAATGATTTCCAACGGGTAGAATCGATCCGCGCAGAACTTACGTAGGTGTGTATAGAGACCCACGTTCATCTGTTTGGTCATCATATTGTACAGTTTGACTTTGCCGTCCCAGTGTCGGGACTTGTATGCAGGCATGTATTTGTATCCGGGCACAAAGAACGAGAAGTATTCCTTCAACTCGTTCTCTTGAGCAGGATGAGCCTCCACCATAAAATGGGAGTAGTCCTTCATCCTAATGCGTATCTTGTTATCCACCAGCCTCGAATCGACGATAATCAATCATGTTCTTGATCGTCGAATGCCTCCATTTGATCATGTTAAGAATATCTGTAAGACTATCTATCTGCGCTTTAAGTGCGACGATTCTGTCTTCAGACTTAGAGATTTCTGGGTCGGAGTCATAGTAGTAGTCCATCTCGCCCTTGAGGATCTTGAGACCATTGAATGGATCTGGATCCCACCCCTTCTCCTGTAGAGTCTGCGGGTCCATCTTACCATTATAGTACAACCACTTCTCCTTCAACAGGATCTTCTGCGCAACCTCTGCGCGACGTAGTGACAGTTTGGTTACGGTGAGGTACTCTAAATACTTTGCGTGTAACATGGGGATTTGACGTGATGTCTCATCCAGTTGGTGCATAGGAATGACAGAGTCCTCTGCCCACTCCTTGTGTATCGCTTCAATATTAAGCATGTATAATCCGTGGAGTTTTCAAAACTACATTATATCACATATTGGTGATCGTTTCAATACAATCTTTCCAATAGTCTTCGTCGTGACCCAACACGTAACTAAGAGTCATACGGTAACATTCTGTACGAGCTGCATGATAAACGACATTACCTGAGTCATAGTCACCGAAGTATCCCGCCTTACAGTTCCACCCCTGTTCATCTTGAACCGCGATTACCTGTTCGGTCTTTGGGTCGACATACTTGAACCATCCATCTCCTTTTTCGGACCACGTGAAGATCACGTTGTATGCGGATGCGTCTGCGTTGTTATGCCAACCGATGAAACCGCCAGGCGGGTAGAGTGTTGAGAGTGCACTGTGTTGCACACCCAGTTCCTCCATCAAACTGGAGTTGAGTGAGTTCCACGTCTTGCGGTATTCTTCTGGGTGCGTCCCGAAGTAGTGATCGGGTTTGATTGGATGGCAGACGGAGTTCTCTGCGGCGCCTCTGTGACCACGACCTTCGTCGATTACTCGCCACATCTCCTCATCACCCGTGTAGTAATCTGCCTGCCCGCGCAACTCCTCGACTAGACATCGGTTTGTCTGTTCGGGTTGGTACAACTCTCGATACGTATATCGGAAATCCTCCAGAATCTCTAAGAGGTTCCGGTTCTTTATATCTAATTTTACCATCATGATATAGTGAATTTAGTGTACTTAAATGTTGCGTCGTATGTTATATATGCAACGTCTCCGATTGTGGAATTCAATTCAACAGATCCAAGCTGGACAGGAAGGCATCCCTCATACTTGATCTTTATGTTTGGGTTGTTGTGACTGGTTAGGATGATGACCGTAATGTCTTGAGATAGATCTTCTGAGGTGTCTACCGTGCGTTGCATCCAATCCTGCATTTCCTTGTATGCGACCATGTCTTCATCTAGGATCAACTGCATCGATAGATCTGTGTACTCGATGGTGTCTGCGGCAACAGGGAATCTCTGAATCTTTGCGATCGGTCGATCCACTGCGTTCGCACTAGAGCCTGGGTGAGTTACTGACTGCGCAAAGAATTCTAGGTTTCCGTATTTTGCGCGTTCGATGACGACACGGAATCCCGTAGGTTGCAAGAAGTTTGTGTTAGATGTTACGCTCATAGTGTATCCTCTTAGTCACTTTATTTATACGCATAAAAAAAGGGAGTCCGAAGACTCCCCTAAAAATGACTAATGAATAGTTCTTTTTATTATGATCCTGCTTGAACCATTAGGTTGTCAACACGGAAGATGCGGTAGTATGTGTTCGCACCTGCTGTGTTAGCCATGTCGTGTTGGCCTGGACCTGATACGAATGGGTTTGCAGCCATGCCGTAACGAGTCTTGAAACCAATCTTAGGCTGGAACGTATCTTCTGCAACTGCCTTGACCATCTGTAGTGGTACGTATGGGCAGTAGAACATACCTGCGTCGTATGCATTTGTTCCCTTATAACCAACTGTTAGGTAGTCAACAGTTGCATATGGGTCGATGAATACGCGTAGGCGACCGTTTAGAGTACCAGCGAATGTGTTACCAGTGTCATCTACTGATAGACCAGCGCCTGGTGTGTAGTCTAGTTGACCAGAAGCTGCAAGTGCAGTAGCAACGTCAGATGAACATACAACGATGTTACCCTTACCACGACGTGTAGCCTTCGCGATTGCGTTTGCTTCACGATCGATTTGCATTGCTAGACCCTTGAACTTCTCAGCAGACCAACGACCGTCGCCGTCTGTTGATACGTCAAAGATGCCTGGAGCAGCGACGTTAGAAGTCTGTGCACCTAGAACCGCTTGAGAGTTGATTGTGCGAACGATTTCGCGGTTGATCTCTGCAAGGATTTCTGTAGACAGGATGTTTGCTAGTTCTGTCTCTGCGTCAAGACCGTGGATTGCCTTTAGGTCTTGTGCAAGTTCTAGTGAGTACTCAGCCTTTAGTGCGCGTGACTTAGCAACAACGCTCTGCTTCTCGATTGAGAAACCCATTTCCTTGAATGAACCTTCAACTTCACCTAGAGACTCAGCAGCGCCTGTAGACATTGGACGGCCTGGTAGACCTAGTTCACGACCTGTACCGTCAGACTGTAGACCAGCAAGACCTGAAGATTCGCCTTGTTGACCAACTGCGCCAGAGAAACCTGACTTAGGCTCGTCAAGACCTAGTGCCTCTGGACCTGTCTGTGAGTCGTAGTGTGACTTCATCGCGAAGATTAGACCAGTTGGACCAGACATTGGCTGGACACCACATAGGTCGTATGCCATTAGGTTTGGCATTGCGCGACGTACTAGTGAGATTAGAACTGGATCCCAGTTCGCGACTGCACTGCCAGTTGCGTTAGTTGGTGCTTCTGTTAGAAAACCTGCTGTTGCAGCGCGCTCTTCCATTAGAGCCTTTTCTTGGTTTTCTAGAACGGCAGCAGTTACTGCCTTACGTAGTGGATCAGTGATCGCGCCAGCAGATTCTTCGTTAAGTACTGGTGACCACTTCTCAATCAATGTATCGAATGATTGCATTTTAGTATTCCTTATTGCTTAGTGGTTTTACGAAGAGCGTGTAGGTAGTTCTCCATTACAGATGAAACCTCTACTTCTTCCTCTGACGATTCTTCGACAGATTCTTCAAGTTGCTCTGGGATTTCTTTTGAGAAGTATGATTCCTTGACAGTGTTTACCTTCGCAACGAATGTTTCTTCGTTCTCGAAGTCAACGCTTTCTAGGAGACCCTTTAGCTTCTCCGTTTGTGTGTCTGCTAAATCACGTGATGCCTCAGCGATGATAGTGTTACGCTTATAAGTTTCAAGTTCTTCAGCTAGTGAAATTGCATCGCCAGTAGTGTTGTTTAGACGCTCTTCTAACTCTTCTACTTGTCCTGCAAGTTCGTCAACTAGGTCGACCTTGGTTTCTGGAACTTCGATGTATGACTCTACGAATAGGTCACGCATGTTGTTCATGAAAGTCTCTGCGATTTCAGTACGTAGACCGTTCTGAATTGCAACTTTGTTGTCTTCCATCCAAGTTTCAACTACATAGTTTAGGTATGAATCAACCTTACCGACTAGGTCAGTTTTGATTGTTTCGACTTCTTCAGCAAGTTCTACCGCGTAGTTCTCTTCAAGACGTGTGATCTCTTCAGAAAGCTTTGACTTTACAGCCGCTTCGAAGATTACAGATGTCTTTTGCTTGAACTCTTCAGATAGAGTCGCTTCACCTTCAACAATCGCAGCTAGTTCAGAAGCAGTATCTACTTCCTCGACTGCAAGTTCAACGCCAGCATTGGCAACTTCTTCATACATCTTCTCGTAAGCAGCTTTTACTTCTGCCTTAGAAGATGACATTAGTTTATTATGCATTGCGTTGATCATGCCTGCTTTAGTTTTTGGTGGGGTAGCCTTTGGAGCAGCATTAGCCGCCTTGTCAACCGAAGCGATTGCTTCTGGTTCTGTGACCGCGTCTTTATTTTCTGGAGCTGCTTCTTCGAGAGTTTCCTCCACGATTTCGTTAGTTTCAATCTCGGTATCGCGGATTTCACTTTCTGCTGCTTGATTTAAATCAGTCATAGTGACTCCTTATAGTTTAGATTTGATTAACGAGAGGAAATTCTTGAACTCACGAATCTGCACTTCAGGTTGATGTGCGATAGGTGCTTGCTTAATTTCAGTCTCTATATCTTCAATAGCTTGAGGTTCTAGGATTCCATTATTCCACACCCAATCTACACCTTCCATAATCCCATTAACAAATGCTTCCGGTGCCGATGGATCTTGTACGATATCTACCGTAGCAAGAATAAAATCATCCTTGACGTACATTACGCCGTTTTTACTCTCAAGACTTCCCATTCCACGAGTTGACACACCTAGTTGAACACCGCCCTCTAAGAGACCTTTCACTATCTGACCCATTGGGGTGTCCAATATTTGCGCCTTTCCAACCACATCATTTCCTTCAAATTTCAAGTCAGTAATGAGGTGAGAAACTTTGTCCAAGTTAACAGTCGGGCCTTCTGGGTGATTCAATTCACCGACAGCGCGTTTTTTGCTAACCTGATTTTCAACATACGTATTTACCGCCTTCTCCATAATTGGTTTTGGGTAGATACGTCCGTTACGATTCTTTTTGTCTGCCTGAGCGAATACACCTTCAATGACATAGTTTTTCTCGCCGTTCTCTTTGGCTTCAACGATGCATTCAATGTCGTTTTCTACGAATTCGCTAATCAGTTTCATTATAGTTTTCCTAAGTCCTTTAAGACTTGTTTAGCGGTTGTCTCCGCTTCTTTCTGTGACTTAAACGTATCGACAGAGTCTCCGTCGATCGTTAGATGAAAACCCTTCGGTGTCTTAGTGATGACAACAGGGTAACCGGACATCTTCTTGTTGAAAACGACCTTGTCTTTTGATTCACGAATTTCTTGAAAAGTTTTCATTCTTGTCTCCCTATTAGAGTATTTATACACAGAAAGTTTTTAACCGCGATTTTATTCGAAATCGTCCGCTTCTTCACCGAATTCCACGTCTTCGAAGTCATCAGACTCTAGTGCCGCGTCGATTTCTTCGTCGGTTACTTCTAAATCTTCTTCTTCAACACCATTGAAAATCAGATCCGCAACACTAACCTTTTCTGCGTCAAGTGCGTCTTGCACCTTGTCGTGCATAAGGGTGTTGAATAGTTCCTCGGCAGAAGTGAAGTTTCCTACCTCTAGCGCGGCGACTAGATTTTCTGTTGGGGATAGTTCAACTGTTTCATTCTCGCTCATTACATATACTCCTTAAAAGTCATCATCCATATCGTCGCTGTTTGCATTCTCAGCTTCGACTTGTTTCGCCATCTCTGCAATGTCCTCATCATTGAACATCATGACGTTCTTCATAACCCACTCACGTGAGAAGTACTCTCCCACGTAACCGGAAATCTGATCCATAGTCTGTAGTCGTTCGCGCAGTAGTTCTGATTCCTTCAACTCGACAAAGTGGTTGTCGCGGTTGAAGTCGATCTGGATGTGGTTCTTCCACGTCTCCCAGTCTTGTTCGGTACATATACCTTTTAGTAACAACTGCTTACGTAGGATACCAGTAAACAGGTTCGCGAACTTGCGGCGCATCCTGTCAATGAACTTCTGGAACTTCACCTCATCACGGTTGATCTCTGTCGCACGACCTAGCGCGAACTGTTGTTCCTGTTCGAGACGTGATAGAGGTACGTTCAGTGAACGATACAACTTCTTTTGAAAATAAATGATATCGTCGATCTGGCCAAGGTTCTCTCCGCCTGGTAGTGTACTGATCTCCGTTCCTCGACCACCTTCACGACGTGGTAACCAGAAGTCTTCAAGCATTGACATATGCTTGCGGTCATCCTTGATCTCACCCGTGTTCGCATCATAGACGATCTTGTTGCGGTAACGCGCCATGATGTCCTTGATGTATTGTTCTGATTTGCCCTTCGGTAAGTTACCTACGTCGATGTAGAAGATGCGACGTTCAGGTGCGCGAGACATACGATAGATGACTAACGAGTCTTCCATCATGCGCAACTGGTTTACGGGTTTGATTGCTTTCTGTAGGTAGGATAGGACACGCTTCTTTGAGTTGTCCAGTAGACCTGAAGTGATATACGAAACAGAATCAGCGGTCAACTTGACGCCAGTACCTGTTCCGCCTTTGTCTTGGTAGATGTAAAACTCGTTTACCTTGTCTACCAGTTTTGCACCAGTTGCTGGATCTGTTTTGTGTTTCACCTCTTTGACCTTGCGGATCTTTGCAGCGTCGATTGGACGGATCTCTTGGATCCCCATCTTAGGATTAGATGTGTCGACCACAAGGTGGTGATATAGACGACCATCGACATACCATGAACGGAACATGTCGTGACCGTACTCCTCGAAGTTCAACATCGCAACGATGCTGTCGAACTCTTCGAGTAGTGTGTTTTTGATTTTGTCTGAAGTGTCGACCTTGTCTAGGTTCAACGCAACAGTAGATTCTAGTTCACCCGCAACGATAGATTCGTTTAGGATGTCTTCGATTGCAGCATCGACTTCCGGATGTTCCGCGATCTGTCGATACTTAGTGATGAGTCCGTGATTATCTTTTGCAGAACCGCCTTCCATGTCGATGTACTGTCCGAAGTACGAACCCGACGCGGTGACGTAACCAGCACCATCCTCATCCACTTTAGGGACGATAGACGTTACCTTCTTGTCCTCTTTTTCTTTAGACGTTCTCTTCAGTTCGAAACCGAACGCAGAGAAAACGTTTGAGTCGTTATCTGCCATAAGATCCTCAGTTCAAGTATAAGGGGGTGCAAGGCACCCCCATCAAACTTACTTATAATACCTTTAACTAGTGGTATTTGACTCCCAGTATTGGATTGCGAAAGATGCAGTGAACTCTTCGATAGCGTCTCCAGTTCCGTAATCCAGTTCAATAGAACCCAAATTGATTGGGAACGCACCACGGAAGTTATATGTCTTTAGGACACTTCCGTCTTTATCTAACTGTTCGACAACCATGTCTGCCTGATAAAGTGTTGGTGATGTAATACCCGTATTCGCACTATGACCATTGATACCGTTCATCCAACGTTCTAGTGCATCACGAACCGCGAAGTCGGTGTCATTGATGATGGTTACCTCCCAATCCTCAAATGTACGTTCACCGGCGATCTTTAGAATACGACCACGGAAAGGAACGTCAACTGACGCGACAGTTGATGCTGGTAACTGTGCGGTCTTACACATGAATGACGCAAGTTCCGCATTGCCACCTGCGTATGCAGGGAAGTTCATTAGAACACGGAATAGGTTAGGACGTGCACCGCCACCTTTCAACTTTGCTTTAAAATCGTCTACTCTTAATGTCATGATCGTTCTCCTTAGATTTGACCGACCACTTCTTCAAACTCGACGCCAGTACGAACTGCGACGAAGTTGAGAGTGACGTAGTTTATTGAACGTGCTGGCTTGATGAAGCAAGACGCGACGAATTCGTTACGGTCAATGACCTCTGGTGTGTTGTTTGTTTCGTCACAAACGACACGGAAGTCAGTGATACCACGACGACCTTGGACTTCACGTAGGAAAGGTTCTACGATGTTTGTGAACTCTGCACGTGTGAAGTCGTCATTCAGTTCGAACATGACGTTCTTCGCAGCTTCGCCGATTGCGCGTTCAATGACTATGAATAGTCGACGAACGTTGATGCGGTCGAATGCAGATGGACGTGATAGTGCAGTCTTGTCACCGAATAGTACGGTTCCTTGGCCCGGCATAGACACGATTGGGTTGACACGCGCCTTGTACATCTCATGACGTTCACCCTTTGTTGGATTGAACGAAAGTGCAGATACACCGAAGTACTGACCACGACGTGTTCCCGCAGGGGAGAACCAAGGTGCCGCTTCCAGATCAGTTGCCGCCATGATACCCGCAGTTGATGAACATGCTGGGATCATTTCGTACTTATCTAGGTACTTGTTGTATACCTGTACCCAGTTACCGTCCATGATTAGATACGAAGATGAAGGCTTTGTGACCGCCCAACCAGTAACGTGTTCTAATGATGTAGGAGCAAAATCTGGTGATGCAACAACAACACAGTCCTTACGATCTTCTGCAATCTGAACAAGGTTAAATACTTGGTCGTTTGCAACGTTGTGTGCACAAATGAAGTCGATTTGAATTTGATCAACATCACCGTATGCTCTGTCAATTGCAGCAAGATTATTACCTGCACCGTCTGTTCCGTTTTGTAGGTCATAAGTTCCCGCGACTGGCACATCTGGTAAAGAAATCCAGTTTGAACGACGGTTTACGTACTCGACTACATAACGTTCGTCGCCGACCGTTGCACTTAGGAAGTCAAATAATTCGACTGGTTCACCGTCATATGAGACAGTGACTGATAAGTCTGGGCTTACGCCCGAAACTGTTACGGATAGTTTGTTACCCTGTTTACCAACGTGTTTTGCAGAGACTACAGCGTCATCGTCTGCTGCAGCAACACCACTGTTTACACGAGTTACAAATGCACTACCCGAATACTTTAAGAACTGAGCGACTGCGAGGAAATCCTTTGAGTTGCTTCCGTCCTTTGGAGACCCGAATTTAGCAACCAGTTCTGACTCGTTTGCAACGAAAACTGGTGTGTCTACTGGGCCCCATGCGAAGTCACCTACAAACGCACCTGTAGTAGAAGTGACTGAAGGGACAGTTCCCGACAAGTCAAATTCTTTAATAGTTACGCCTGGTGACTCATTTGATTTAAGAGCCATGATTGTATCCTTCTAGTTAAGGTATAATAAGTTAAACATAATACGGAGTAATATCGTCAATAACACTATTTATAACTTACCAGTTTTCACCGTAATTTGTATCGAATGGGGTCTGAAAGTTCGACCATTCTGCACCATCTGTTGACGGCGCTTCGACCTGACCTCTGCCATCGTCGATGATACCGAACGGTGGTAAGTCTTCCTCGATCTGGGCCATCCTCTCTTCGAACAGAAGGTTTTTGATATTCATATCGAAGTTGTCACCGAAAGATTGAGTGGAGACGAAGTATCCGAACATCACTAAGTTCATCATCAAGTCATCGTGATTACCTTCACTTGCCTCGTAGGACACACCTTTAGAGACGAAGGTGGAGATCTCTAGAATTGTTTCTTCGTCAACCACTTGCAATTTATTGTTTTCTATGATATCCTTTATGGACGAACAACCGATGCGTTTTACCTTGCGAGTCATTGTCACACCGATCGCGTCGGACTTGATTGCAGACTCCAAGAACATATTTTCGTACTCTAGGTCTTGGTAGAGACCGACCGCAACGAGCATACCCGCATCATTGTTCTCCACAACACAAAGCGCTTCGTTATAAAGATTTGCGTACTTATAAATAATATTAGGGTAGAGCAAGGGAGAAATATTGTTGTTTCGATATACAGCCACTTGCTTGAATGGCCTTTGTGACACATCGATTACCGTAAATGTCGAGTAATCCTGACCTCTACCTTTACTTACATCCACGGTCATGATATATTCATGATCTTTTACGGGTTTCTCATATACCTTGAGATCCCCACCTTCCAATAAGTTTATTGGTTGTCGTGCACGTAGATCTAGTAGGGTATTGCCCTCGATCAACGTGTCACCCGTCCCGAAGAAGGTATTCCCAAACTCCTGATCAAACTGGAGTTGGGATGTATTCGCGATGGTCTCCTCTTTCCACCTTTCATCTCGCCCAGGCACGTCCCACCAGTCCACGCGGAATGGTTTGTATTCGTTTACGTTTTGGACTGCACCTTCCCAGATCTTATGGTATGTGTTACCGATACCGTTCGCGGTAGACGTGATGATCACCTTGGTGTCCGTACCGGACGACACCACTGGATAGGTTGACGTATAGAACTCTGCCGCGTTCTCTACGAACGCAAACTCATCTAGGAATAGTAGGTTGACCGACATACCACGAATCGACGAACCAGAGGTTGCCGCCGCAACGATACGCGAGTTGTTGGATAGTTCTATGGACCCCTTATTGAGTGCCTTACATCCTGGCTGTAGAAAGAAGGGAAGGTTTTCCAACATTAAGGTTACACGCGCCAACATCTCACGTGCAGTCGCACCCTTGTTCGCGAGAATCGCGATAGTCTTCTCTGGGTGGAATAGGGCATACCAAAGGATGTATCCAACCGAACTAATCGACTTACCCGACTGACGACACGCGAGGACGATAGAGAATCGATTCTCCTCGAAGTGATCGAACATGTCTTCCTGATATGGATAGAGGTCGAATGGAACGAGACCCTTGTCTAGGTGGATGACCTTGACGTATTGTTTACAGAAGTACGAGGGGTCCTCCATGCACTTCTTATACTCACGGAGTTTCGTGGCGTCCCACTCTTCTGCGACACCATCTCGTTTGATCTGAGGATTGCCTAGATAGGAGTTCTTACTATAACTACTCATCGTCTTGGTCTATGACCTTCTCATCCTTGTCCCCCAATAGGAAACGCTGGAGTTCAGTTGTCGACCCGATGAACAGATTGTTATTCGTGGTGTTTGTCTCTTTGGGTTTGTCGTCTTGCAACAGTTCTTTTTGTTTCTTGTTAAGTTCCATCAGCTTGTCATTGACGTTAGCGATGTCCTTTATCATATTAGACAACACCTCGAATGCTCGGGGATGTTCTGATTCACGTGCGACCTGAATCATTAGGTCAAGCGATTCTCGACCTTTTTCGATTAGATCATAGTAGGTATCACGGGAGTACTCGTAGTCCTGTTCGTGAACAAAGTTCTTTCGTTGTTCGTCCGTGATAATTGATGGGGGGTTATGACTGTCTGTCATCGGTTATCTCTATATTAAAACCAAAGTCTCCGTCTGGACTTACGTCGATCGGATCTGGTGTCACACGTACATTACTTAGGAAATCTGTATCTCCCGCATCTGAAACGATGGCATTAAGTTCTGTATTTACTTCGCGGATCTCCACGCCTGTCTTTACAGGACCGTAGAAGTTCGCATTCATATCAAAGGATAGAGTGTATATGATAGTTCGTCTCTGTTCGATTGGACCCTCGAAGTCATCAGAGAAGTTGACCCCTGTCAGAGTGATCGGGATGTCTTCTTTGATCTCTGGGTAGTCGGAGAAAGGTTTGACCGACAGAGAATACTGAGGGGCAAAATATGGTAATATCTGTTCGACCACTTGTAGTGCGTCGTCCTGAGACTTCGCGTAGATATTCAGTTCGAATCCGACCTTGTAAGGGACACCGCAGAACACATCCTTTCGAGTTCCATCACCTTGACTGGCGACACTCACCTGATTGATCTTCGGTAACTGCCTTGGTGCGTCATATGCGATTGACACGATTTCAAAAGACATACGTGGCAACTTCAGTGCGACCTTACGTTCGGACTGTTCTCCCTTACTCATCTCCTCTAGTCGCGAGATGAAGTTCCTACGCGGCGCATATGTCAGAGGCAACTTGACCTGAGACAGTACCTTACCGTCCGCTGCGGTTCGCAGTATGTGCATGTCGTCGAACATAGATCCGAACAACGCAACACATGTACGCACACGTTTGTGATAAAAGTGTCCGCCCATCATTAGATTATATCTCCAAACGGATTCGACTCACTGAAATCAAGGAAGTCTTCTTCCCAATTATTGAATATTTCATTTTGCGCATCAACCTGTATCATATTTACATTCTCGTAGATAGACTCTGGGGTCATATGTGCAGATGGTCCTACAACTGGACGATCCGTCGTCCACTCGTGATACTTACCATCGGTCGCACCTGTGTGTGCGATCTTCAACATGCGAGTATCACTGTTCCATGAAGTGACTTCACCATTTAGTATGTAGTCGTCGAATACCTGTTGAACGTCGTCGCCAACAAGATAGTAAGTTTCATCTCCCTCCACAAAAGGTGGCATTTGTAGTTCATACTGGAACGCACCCTCGACCTCGACATTGTCGATGTCCGGAATGCCAGTGTCGAAGTCTTCATCTGAGAACTCGAACAACTCACACTGCATACGGAACGTAGGAAGTTGAGACAACTGGTAGAATGGAGTTTCGGTCTCGACCTTCATCACTTGGAATAGTGACTCTGATAGGGGTAGGTAGATTACGTCACCCTCACGTGGACGGAACTGCGCATCCGCAAGACGATCACCGACTAGTTCTCTCCATCGACGACGTGCGATGACAAAGGTGGCTTGGTCGCGGATCTCAATACCGAACTTGGTAAAGATGTCTCCTTCTCCGTCGAACCCTTCTGAGTTCTCGACGTAAACCTCGACCTTATATGCGTCACCGAACTGAGACTGGATGCTGTCTAGGAAGATGTCCTCTTTCTCCACGATCTCACGCGGTAGGTAGTAGACATCTTGTCCGTAGAACTTGATGGACTCGATAATCAAGTCCTCATACAAACTCTGTTCGGATCGGTTCTTTTGACTGATATATGGATTAGTCGCCATGGTTTACCCCATAAAGAACATTGGACCTTCGTCCTCTTCCAATCGGAACTTCTCCATGATCTTGTCGATGTCTGCGATTGCGTCATCATAGATTTGACGACCATTGATAGTGACCCCGCCAGGCAACTGCATACCGTCAAACTTGATTAGGTTGATACCCCACTGACGTTTGATCAGTGCGGTTGTGTATTCTTTTAGGAAGCGATGATTCCATAGATTGTTGTACTCGGATACCGTATCGTCCGGACTGCGAATACCATAGACCTCGAACACGACGAAGTCTCCCGCTGTTAGTTTCGTTTTAGAAACAAGTAGATTCACACGATTGTACTGTCGATCAAAGGTCATCTGTGGTTGACCCATCAACTTCATATCAAGCAGTGATAGTTGTTGTTGCATACCTTCGTAGTAGGCCAGATCGCCCAACACACCGTTTGCACGAGTGAAGTCCGATATGGTATACTGTAGGTACTGCCACGCGTCACTAAACCACCCCTGAGAGTTCGATAGGGTGACTGGTAACATACGTACCACCGCAGTCAAATCAAGGTCATCCGGTAGATCTACGGTCTGTGTGTCGATGTCCTGTTGCGTTAGTTGGTGTTTGAGATAGTATCTCTTCGACCCGTCTGGGTGGTTCTCACGGAACCATTGGAGTGCCTCATCAACACGATCATCTAATTGTTCGTCGTCGATATTGATCTCTACGACTGGGTGCCCCAGTGCACGTAGGCAATACTCGATTAGTTCTTCTCTGTCAGTAGCGTACATCTAATGTGTCTCGAAGTTACGTGTGTGTCTCTCTATTTATACGATTTTATTTATAGACATAAAAAAGGGAGTCCGAAGACTCCCCCTTTCATCAAAGTTCTAAGAACTTGGATTAGTTGACAACAGTGCCGTTGACATCGTAGACATCGATACGGTAGTGTGAACCGTGTTGTCCGTCTAGTTTGTCCGCGTTAGATGAGTTGTCTGGTACTAGAGCAACGGCAGTCTCTGATAGATCTAGTGAGAACTTACCAGAAGTCTGGTTGTAGTCTATGCAAGAACCTGCGTCTGCACCAACACATGCCTTCGCACGTGCTTCAGTGAAGTATAGGTTGACCTGACCTTCTTCTACGTTATCGGTATTCCATGCTTCGATTGCAACTACACCACTTTCTAGTGCAGAGATGCGAGATGTGTTAGAAGTAACAACACCTAGTGTAGAACTATCTGCCGCTTGGAATGCACTAACGATCTCTGTTAGAGAATCTAATGCCGCAGCGTCAGTGTTCGATTCAATGAAGTCGATCTGACTTTGTAGTGCTGCATCTGCGTTTTGACGATCAAGGATCTCTTGTGCAAGATCATTAGCGATCGCAGCTTCGGCCTGAGTCGCACGAGTTGTTTCGTTCGAGATAGCAGTTGCATTAGCACCTTCAGCAGCAGTCGCACGTGCGATTTCTGTGTTCAGTGATGCCTGTGTTGCGTAATCAGCTTCGATTGTACCAGCACGAGACTGTAGAGCAGCAATATCGTTATCGTTAGACGTGATCTGTGCCTGTAGATCAGTAACATCACCACCGACTGAAGTGTCTAGTGCGTCGATCTGTGCCTGTAGACCGTTGTCCGCAAGGATGCGAGCGTTAGTCTCATTGGTGATCGCAGTTTGACGAGCACTTGTTTCAGCAGAGACTGCTGTTGCACGAGCACTTGCTTCTGCAGCGATGTCGTTTGATAGACTTGTATCCGCTGTTGCACGAGCAGTTGCTTCCGCAGAGATCGCAGATGCGTTAGTTGCAGTCAGAGTCTCTGTGTCATCCATCTCTGATTCTAGGGTTGATACACGTGCTGTTAGAGCAGATGCGTCACCGCCTAGGTTATCGATCAGAGTTTGTAGACTTTCGTCAGCACTTTCGTATGCAGCAACTAGTTCTGTCAACTGGTTCAGTGTTTCTGGTGAACCGTTAGTGATTGCAGATACTGCCGCAGATACTGTGTCGATGTTAGACTGTAGAGCAGCGTCACCACCGATACGAGCACTTTCTTCTGCATCGATGTTCGCTTGTAGAACCGCGTCAGCAGCGATACGTGCAGCTTCTTCCGCGTCGATCGCGTCTTGTAGTGCCTGACGACCATTTACACCAGTAGATGATACTGAGTCGATCTGTGACTGTAGAGAACCCTCTACCGCAACAGCGCGAGCAGTCTCAACGTTTATTGAGTTTTCTACTCTTACTTCCGCAGCTTCGATGTTGCCTTGTAGTCTAGCATCTTCAACTTGACGATCAGATGCTTCAGCAGCAATCTTTGGATCAACGTTTGCATCTACACGTGCTTCAGTGTAGTATAGGTTTGAACCTTCTGCTAGATCACCTGTGTTTAGTGCAATCTTAGTGTATGCAGAACCGTTATATGTTTCCCACTGATCAGAAGTTTCGTTCCAACGTAGTTGAGCAGCTGCTTCATCACCACGCATGACACGGATACCACCTGCTTCAGTTGGTGTTCCTGAAGTCATGTTTGAGTTCAAGTCAATCAAGTTATCTGCAAGTTTAATTGTTTCACTGTTTACAGTTGTAGTAGTACCTTGAACTGTTAGATCACCAGAGATTACAACGTCATTGTTAAACGTCTTGCTACCTGAGTGAGGAGTATTGACGAAAGACTCAACGAATCGCTTGTTAGCAGCATCTTGATCAGCAACAGGATCAGCAACATTACCTACTGTGTTGCCGTCCATATCAACATCACCACCAAACTTAGTAGCATTACCACCAGTTGTGCTGATTGTCTTACCATTAGTGATAACGACATCTGACTTCAGATCAATTGTGTTTGTTGTTGCATCAATGTTAACACTACCTGATCCAGTTGTTTGAACTGAAACATTACCAGTACCAGCAGTTTGCACTGTTAGATTCTGGTTTGGATCTGCGTTAATCGTGATCGTACCAGAGTTATCTTCGATAACCTTCTGACCACCGATGTATAGAGAGCCTGGACCGATGAACACATCCTTCCATACCTTATCTGGAGAACCTAGAGTATAGGTGTTATCCTCAGATGGTACTAGATCTTGTGAGATCGAAGATCCATCTAGTGCAACTGTGTTAGTGTCATTGTTAACTGAAACGCCATCACCAGCAACTAGAGTAGTTGCCGTATCGACATATGCCTTAGTTGCCGCATCTTGTGCCGCAGTTGGATCTGCCATGTTAGTAACTGCGTTACCGTCCATGTCAACTTCAGCAGTCATCTGGATGTTAGATGAACCTGAAGAAGTGCTGATACCAGCAGTACGTGCGTTAGTTGCATCAACTGCCGCTTGGACTGTTGCGTCACCCGCGATACGAGCAGTCTCTTCATCAGAGATTGCCGCAGTGTTTGCAGTGTGTGCCGCAGTGTTATCAGCAACTGCCTGTGTTAAGTTGTTGTCTGCATCTTGGAATGCATTAACAATTTCTTGTAGTGTATCAAGTGTCTCTGGAGAAGTTCCCAGAATTGCACTTACTTGAGCCTGTAGGTCTGCGATATCAGAAGATGTCAGACCAGCGACAGCATCAGCGATCGCGGCAGGTACAACCTTACCGTCTGCACCGATTACAGTTACGTCGTTGATCGAAATTCCACCATCCGCTACGTCAACGCCGTTCTGTATTCTAAACTTTTTATTTGTAGACATTTTGTTTACCTTTTAGAATTTTGGTTGATTGGGGGGAGACTGATTCTCCCCCCGACTATTATGTAAGTCTCGATTATACGTTAACGTAAGTTACCGCAACTGAAACAACTGCGTCACCAGACTCAGTAGTGTACATTAGTTCAACATTGCTGTTGATGAAACGTACATCTGTGTCACCTAGTAACGAAGAACCTGTGAAGACAATACCGTATTCGGTAATGTAAGCACTTGTTCCATCATGGACAACCATACACTCGCGAGTCTCAAACTCACCGTTCTGTTCTACAGTGATAACGTACTTCGCAGAACGATATACTGTTGGATCGAATGAAGAGACGACTGTTGGTGAAGTACCAGCAACTACGTCTAGACCGTGTTCGAATGCCTTTAGGTTATCTGCAAGTGTTTCAACACCTACTGACTTAGGATCTAGGACACCAACTGAGTTAGTTGACTGTGCGATTACTACCGCCTGTGTACCTAGTGGTACCGCAGATGTGAACGTAATTTCTTGCGTTCCTGAGTTGATTGTGTAGTGTACGCCCGGATCCTGAATAACACCACCGACGAATACTAGAGCGTTGATCTGTGCAGTGTAGAAATCTAGTGAGAATGTACTCGCGATTCCGTCACCGTTGATTGTCTGGCGCTTAGCGTCGTTGAATGCTAGTTGTGTTGGTGGAACTAGTTCGATACCTGTACCATCTGTCTTGACACGAGCAACGAAACCGCCCATATTGTCAGTGATTTCAGATGTTACGACATCTTCTAGTTCTACGAACTTCTTACCTGTTGCGATTGAAATAACACCAGAGTTAGCGTCGTAAGAAACGTCACCTTCTCCGTCTACATCAAACACCGAGACTGCCGCGCGAGCACGTGCCTCTGTGAAGTATAGTCGTGTTCCTTCAGTTAGACTGTCTGTAGTGAACTGCGAAATGTGCTGTTCAGCAAGACGTGCGTCTGTGTATGCTTTGTTTGTCGCATCTGACATTTCAACTGGAACACCAAGACCTGTAACCATGTTACCTGTCATGTCTAGGTCACCAGACATTGTGTCCCCAGCCTTCTTGACACGTGCGTCTACTTGAGTTTGTAGAGCAGCGTCACCAGCGATACGTGCAGCTTCTTCGTCAGAGTCGCGTTCCTTAGATTCCTCTTCTACACGGACAATCTCTGCAGCGTTAGCAGAAATTAGACCAGATAGACCACCATCTACACGTTGGAACTCAGCAACGATCTCTGTTAGAGAATCTAGTGCAGCAGAGTCTGTGTTAGATGTGATGAAGTCGATCTGTGCTTGTAGATCAGAATCACCTGCTAGACGATCAGCAACTTCTCGTGCAAGTGCTGTGTTCGTGTTGTCGATACGACCGTTGATTGCAGAATCTTGTGCCTTAGTGTAAACTTCTTCAGCGATTAGACGTGCAAGTAGATCTGAGTCACCGTTCTGACGAGCAGTGATTTCATTGTTGATCTGTTGTTGCAGACTGTTACGACCATTGTTGTTTACACCAGATACTGTCGCAAGGTTAGTATCAAGAGTAAGGATCGCATTCATCAATGAAGTAGTTGCTTGTAGGTATGTTGATGAAGAATCTGGAGTTAGATATTCACCATCTGGACCTAGACCAGCGCCCACTTGAGTTGCATCTAGTTCTGACTGTAGACCCGAGATTAGTAGGTCTTGTGCGTTATCTCTCTGTGTGCCGATTTCGTGGTTACCATCGATCAACTGACGTTGAGCTTGCTGGTTGAGAATACGTGCTTCGTTCTCCTGAGAGACCAAACCAAGTGCATATGCACGTGCATCTGACTCAGCGTCATCTGCGTATTCGCGTGTGTATGCCTTTGCTTCTGCAAGAGATACTGAGATGTCCCCAGCGATCTTGTTCTCTGCTGAATCGATACGACCGTTTAGACGACCTTCAAGTGCAGAGTCTTCTTGCGCACGAGTAGCGATTTCTGTCGTTAGACGATCAGAATCTTGATCTTGACGCACCTTCTCATCTTGTGCAAACTGATCAGCGGCATCAAGACGACCTTTCAGTTCGTTGATTGCTGGAACAACTTTGTTTGCAGATGTCTGGAAGACTGTGTCCATATCGACACGATTTTCTAGACCATCAAGACGTGTGTCTTGTTGTGTATCTTTGATGATGTTGAATGCGCGATCTGATTCTAGTGAATCTAGACGTGCATCCTGTGCAGCCTGTTCGATATCAGTTACGTCTGCACGACCCTCTACGACACCAACACGTGAAGTGTTGCTATCTATCTGAGTGTGTAGTTCGTTGATTGCTGGACGTACTGCTTGTGCAGTTGTATCCAGTGCAACAGTACCCATCTTAGTTTCTAGTGCGTCGATGTCGCCTTCGTTTACAGTCAAACGACCTTCAGCAGAATCTAGACGTGCATTTTGAACAACCTGTAGGTCTGAATCTGCATCAGCGCGAGTTTCTAGAACTTCAACACGATCAGTTACACCAACAAGAGAAGTACCTTCTGCTGTGATGTCGTCGTATAGATCGTTGATTGCTTCAGACAGTGACTGTGAAGGAGTCTTCAATACAAGTGACTTATCACCGATACGAGTTTCGTTCGCTGTGATGCGAGATTCGTGATCACCAAGAGTTACTGACTGATCTGAATCGACAGCTTCGTTCGCAGTCATGCGACCTTCTAGTGAAGTTAGTCGACCATCCTGAATAACCTGTTCGTCATCAGTTTCGTCTGCACGATTCTCTAGTGTAGTGATGCGACCAGTGTTGTTGGTGATAACACCATCTAGGTCATTGTCAGCGTCACGGAATGCGTTGACGATTTCTAGCATCTGATCTAGATCAGTTGAAGAACCGTCTAGGATGTGATCGATACGTGCGTGTGCACTATCTACATCCGAACGTAGACCAGTTTCAATGCCAGTAGCGCGAAGTGTTTCGTCAGCGATCGCTTGCATTGCAGTAGCGTGCTGGTTAGAATCTTTCGCTTGTAGTGCAAAGATGTCTGCGTCGTTTGAAGAGATCTGAGCTTGTAGATCAGAATCTTTCGCTTGTAGTGCAGTGATGTCGCCATCGTTTGAAGTGATCTGTGATTGTAGATTAGACTCTACACCTGTCGCACGTTCGATTTCGGCATCGATTTGATCCTGTAGATCTTGTACATCTGTACCAACTTGGTTGTATAGTACTGCGATGTCAGAATCGTGTGAAGAATCTTTCGCGGTTGAACGAGCAACTTCTGCGTTGATCTGTGATTGTAGATCTGAATCTTTTGCTACACTTCCTGCCAAGATTACATCCATACGGACGTGAGCTTGTGAATCTAGAAGTGTTAGTCGATCACTGTCAGCAGCGATACGGTTACGTAAAATAGTGTCTTCGTCGATACGAGTAGTGGTTTCGATCGTTAGATCACCACGGATACCACTAGTGACAAGACCTAGAGCACTAATGTCCGAATCGTGTTGACCGTCTTCTAGTTTAGAACGGTTCTCTTCAACGATTAGTCGTGCAAGTAGATCTGAGTCAGCGCGTTCACGAACACCTTCTTCGATACCAAGACGAATATTTAGATCTTCAACGTCGATTGAAGTTCCGTCTTCTAGTAGGTCTATACGAAGACCAAGAGCAGTGTCGCGGTCTTTCGATTGTAGATCGTATGATACTGCATCACCGTGTAGTTCGTTGATCGCTGGGACAACTGTTTGTGCAACAGTTTCGAATGTCGCTGAGTCTAGTAGACCTTCGACGTGACCAACGCGACCACTTAGTAGACCTTCAGCAGTCGTCGCACGAGCGCGTTCGTCTGAATCTAGACCCGCTGCGTATGTCATCGCTTCTGACTTAGCAGTGGTGATGCGGTTTGTGATTGTGTTACCAGCAGTTCCGTCGACAGTTGCGTCACCGATGCGTGGAGTTACATACTGACGTGTGTACTCTTCACCAGCAGCTTGGTGTGCGTCTGCTTCTTGATCTGTGTATGCTTTTGCAGATGATAGAACATCTGAATCGCGAGCAATGTAATCTAGAATTGCGTCGTCGATACGCTTGTTAGCTGCAGAGTCACCAGCACGACGTGTAGATACTTCGATATCAATGCGAGTACTCAATGCACTGTCAGCAGCGATACGTGCTAGACGTTCTGCTTCGATGTCACCGACGTTAGTCTGGATCAATGCGTTTACTGTTCCATCTACACGAGCAACTTCTGCAACGATCTCTGTTAGAGAATCTAGTGCAGCGGAGTCTGTGTTAGATGTGATGAAGTCGATCTGAGACTGTAGGTTTGCGTCACCAGCAGCAAACTCTTCACGGATTGCCGCGTGGTCTGCCCAGTTAGCAGTGTAGTCTGAATCGATACGATCGCCCAGTGCGTCTTCTGCTGCAGTTGCGCGAGCAACTTCTGCATCGATCTGTGCTTGTAGATCACTATCTGCGTTACGACGTTGTTGGTTCTCGAATGCAACAACATCATTACCTTCGAGGATTGCTTCTGCTTTTGCAGTTGCGATACGATCGGTGATTGTGTTTCCAGAAGTTCCGTCAACACTTGCGTCACCGATAAGTGCGTCGTCACGTGCTTCTACTTGAGCTTTGATTACTTGGTCAGCAGCAGCGAACTCTGAACGAACAACGTTGTCGTCTGCAACACGTGCTTGGTTAGCAGCGGTGATCTGTGCACTGTGAGCTGAGTCAACGCCCTTAGAACGTGCGATTTCTTCATTAAGTTTTTGTTCGATACGAGATTCTTCATCTGAAGCGCGTTGCGTTTCAGCAGAATCCTGTGCGAACAATGTAGCGATGTCGCCATCGTTAGACGTGATCTGGTTTTGTAGATTTTGATCAGCAAGTGTGAAGTGAGTGAAATCACTGTCAGTTGCGTTCTTACGCTCGATGATACGATCGCTTAGTGCGCTATCTGCAAGACGGTATTCTGTCTCGATCTGGTTCTCACGAGCAACTGCACGTTCGCGTTCTGCGACGATATCATTAGCGTTCTGGATGATAGAACCAGAAAGTGCACTATCTGCGTTTTGGAACGCAGTAACGATTTCTGCAAGAGAGTTAAGTGCAACTTCGTCCGTGTTGTTTAGGACGTTGTCGATACGAACACCAAGTGCGCTGTCGCGTTGCTTAGATTCGTCTTCGATACGAGTTTCTACACTTTCCGCACGATTTACTTCGTTTGTGATACGGTTACTTAATGCAGAATCTTGACCTTCTAACTTATTGTCACGTGACTTAGATTCTGATTCGATACGACCTTCTTCGGCTATCGCACGATTTGTTTCGACTTGAACATCTGCGTCGATTTGTGCAGCAACATCAGCGTTTGCACGTTCTGCGGTGTAGTATAGATTTGAACCTTCTGCTAGATCGTCGGTTGAGAATGATGCGAAGAATGCATCAGCACCGATCTTCTTTAGAGAGTCCGAAGCTACATCATACAGAAGTGTAAAACACGATGATGGGTCGGTCATACCTGTAAGGGTTGATTGTCCCTGTACCGCACTTTCGTCAAGTTTGGTATCGATTACCGCCTTGTCCGCTAATGCTGGGGATTTAATCTGCCTAAATGCCATTAGGTTATCTCCTAGTTAGGTTAGAGTTATTGGTTATTAAACGTTTAATAATATACTAACGAAATTTAATGTAGATGTCCGTCCCTTGAGGGGGGATCTCATAAAATTGAATAGTATCTCCGATGGTTTCATATACTTCTTCAGGATGTTGAAGTACATCATTAACCCATACATCAATTAAGTCATCACGTGCCGGAGTTCCGTTCAATGTGAATAGGGCGGTGTCGCCTGGAGCAATGAACGCCTGTGCTTCGGGAATGACAGTACGATCATTTGTTGATGATGAGGTACCTTCGATAAGTTCGAATAAAATCTTTTCTTGGCCTGGAGTAGAGGAAACTTCTTCCTGCTTCTTTTTAGCCAGATTGAACAGACTTTCGGCAAGTACCCTGTTAAAGGACTTATTATTGATCATATCTTGGAGTACTAAGGGTAGTTAATATACTGTTTTTATTTATACTAAAAACGAGTTCAACCACACTTTATTTTTATGATTGTCGGAACTGAAGTAGTTCTTGTAGTAGTTCAGTCACTTCCTGTAAGTCAGAATCGAGACCATCGATTCGAGCATTAAGAGCATCTACTTCTACTTGGCTTGCAACGGGTTGTCCGTTGAGGGTGTAGTTTCCCTTTAACTGAACACCTGAAGCGTTCATAACTAATCTATCATCATTCTCATATTGAATCTTGAACCGACTTTCGTTGAATCCCAAGTGTTTAAGGACGGTGTCGGTTCCATTATGATAGAGTCGGGTTTCTTCATTTGTGCCTACAACAAAGGCAAAATGATCATCTAGGATTAAGTCGTTTCCAAAAGAAACGCCTGTTGAGTTATACGCAGCGACTTGGATAACTTGCTCTTCGTCTACTACGTGGGTTAGGGTTATTGAAACCCCATCATCAGCAACGTAGTCCATTCCTTGGTGGAGTAAGACACCGTTGAGATATACTTGAATTCGAGATGGTGTATTCGGATCTGGGTCATACTGTAGTATGTTTCCCTTATCGTCTGCACCCGTAATAACCTCTAGTGTTCCGTCAGAGGTATAGATGTATGCGTTGAACGTGGTTGTCGCAGATAGATTTCCTTCACCTACCGCGCCAATCTCCACAATGGTTTGAACTCCACCATCATACTCACGTTTGATATAGAGTTTGCCGTCTTGAGTATTTATACCGATCTCGCCCAGTTTTAACTCTTCAATACTGGGAATATCACCAAGTCCATCAAACGTCTTGATGTTCGCACCGATATTCTGTACGACATTACTGATAGGTCTACCGACAGTAACACGTTTGACTTTGGTTCCAGAACCAAAACCACTTATGGATGCTACGCCTGTTGTTCCACCTATTCTTCTTATCGGCATGTCGTTACCTCGTGACAGAAGGGTTGACTTTTATCTTACCTTCTAGTATTCTTTCTATAATGGTGTGACCTTCATGATCGACGAAAGCAATTTCAACATCATAGACATATCTACCACGAGTGGATAGAGCGTCGGTTTGTAAATTAGTAAGGGATAGTGTGACGATACCTTCGAGTGAAGGATCGGGAATCACGGCAGTGAAGTCTATTGACTCCTCACTTCTATACGTCTTCTTCATCTTCGCATAGGCAGTATAACCAGTAAGATCTTTCTTAGATCCGTCCGGATTCACTAACTCTATCTGTAGAGCTAGGTCTGCACCCTGATCAATTGTGAAGTCTTCGTAAGTTGCCATAGTCATCAAGACCCTAAGTGTATAAACGTTCTGTGTCTATTTATACAACTTAGGGTGCGAGATATTTTGTTTTATTCTGAAGCGATGTCTTCTAAGACCATCTCACGGAATTCTTCTGAAGTCTCAGACCAGTCGAAGACGTAAGAAACTGTTACGCGCCAATCATCTTCTGAAGATGCAGCGTGATACATTAGTTTCTCTTCTTCTCCGTAGTGTCCGAAGTATGCTGCCTTGCAAGTCCACTGACCTGGCTTGTCTTGACAACGGATAACTTCTTTAGTTTCCGGATGGATGTAGTCGAACCAACCTGAACCACTCTCTGAGTAAGAGAAGATTAGATTGAATCCTGGCGCGTTAGCGTTGTTGTGCCATGCAATGAAACCGCCTGGCGGGTATACCGCTGCAAGCGCATTGTGCTTGACTGACAGGAAGTTCATCATCTTGTCGTTTAAATCTGACAACATGTGCGTCATGTCACGCTTGAAGATTGGATCTGCATCTGACTCGAACATCTGGTGAGCGCGATCTGATAGTTTAAAGTTATAACCTACCATCTCATCTGGGAAACCTTCGTGTTGCGTTCCCTCATCTACAATCTCTTGCATGTACTTTGGTCCAACGTACCAGTTACGCTGACGAATACGTTCCTGAGAAGTGCAGTGACAGTTCTCTGCAAAGCCAGGAATCTTCGGTAGTCCAGCGTAGTTGTCCAGAATCGCAAGCAACTCAGGGTTCTTAACTTCGACGTGCTTTAGATATTGGTCGTTTAACTGTGTCATACGATTGGTGTATCCTTATTAAGACCAGCAGAGAAGTGACGGATAATCACTGGCCCTGTTTCTGGTTTTGTTATTGCCCAATTAAGTGCGTTGTAGTAGTTCCATCTCAAGTCGTCATCAAAGATTCCAACTTTGAGATCCTTATACTTTTCTTCTTTCTCAGTCAACCACCAGAGTGAGAACTGGTCCCAAGATTTGAGACTGTCCGCATACCCGTCTGGCCACCAAGTGTCATTCATCTGTCTGAATGTCAAGTCCCACCAATCATTCATGAATTCACGCACAATCGGTTTGGACATATCATATAAACATACTGCACCGCATAGTGTGAACTTAGAAACACCCTCTGGAGTGTCAAAGTCACGTTCTGCATATATGTAGTCACGATCATCTGTCAAAGCAGTAAAGACCACATCATGGTCCTTCATTTCATCCCAAACTTTACAGATGTCTTCGTGTTCTACTTCCATATCAGCATCGATATACATCGTTAGGTCATACGGCGATTTCGCCATACCCCATAACTTAGCGCGGTAGTGATCGTCACATAAGAGAATATCGTCTGCGACATCTCGACCACGGTCATCAAGGAATCGTTCCTCAGTCACCAAACAGATCTTGCATTCCTCTTCTGGTTCATAGTAGTCCCTGAGAGACTCTGCAAGATTGATTGCGTACAAATAAAAGTTGCGCTTCTTTGACGCAACGATAATAAACCCTTTACTCTTTTCCATCTGTCTCGGCCTCTAGTTGGTCTTGTAGAATCATGATTGAGTACATATCTACTTCAATCTTTGATTTTGCACGACGCAATTTTGCCTTCAACTTGCGGTTCTTAGAGTTCTTGATCTCTTCAACCTCAAACGCTTCTAGTTTGTAGTTGAACAGTTTCTCAAGCTTCCTTGCCTTTTGATGTTCTAACTCACGTTGTTTCTCTTCTTCCGCCTCCGCAGCTTTGCGTTCGACTCGATCGGTAGTTTCCTTATCGATCAACTCTTCACCAAGTGCGTCCACGACTTCCGCAAACAACTCGTTAGGATTTCCATCACGATCATGTCTTGCCAACAACATCTGTTGACGGGTGACACGACCCACATCATCTTCCATTTCTAGGATACAGTTTAGTTCTTTCTTCTCTTCTGTTTCCCAAAAAGCGTTGTCCATCCAACGTCTATAACTCATTTACTCATTCTCCAAAAGGGTTCAATTCAAATCTATGTATATGACTAATAAAGTGGGTCCGAAGACCCACCTGTATTCAGACTTCTATTATAACATAGAAGGGTCGCTTATGCAACCCTTACATATAATGTATATGTATCAGTAACGTGGGTCTGTGTATCAGAGATGGTTGCACCGATGTAGTTACCGACGAAGCTACGTGCGTAGTTTCCAGCAAAGTCACGGGTGTAGTTACCACCAAAGTTACGAGTATAGTTACCAGTAAAGTCACCTACGTAAGAAGAAACACGGTCACGTGTGTATGCTCCTGAGTAAGAAGACGTTCTGATACGTGCGTATGCAGATACACGGACACGAGAGTAGTTACCTACGAAGTCACGAGAGTAAGCACCAGTGTACTCACCAACGAAACCACGGTTGTAGTTACCCACGAAGTTACCTACGAAGTCACGCGCATAAGCACCAGTGTACTCACCTGCGAACTGACGACTGTAGTTACCTACGAAGTCACCAGCAAAGTCGCGTGTGTACTGACCGGAGAAGTCACGAGAGTAGTTACCTGTGAATGTACGGTTGTAAGCGCCAGTGTACTCACCAACGAACCCACGGTTGTAGTTACCTACATAGTTACCCGCAAATCCACGAGAGTAAGTACCAGAGTAAGCACCAGTGTACTCACCTAAGAAACTACGGTTATAGTTTCCTACGTAGTTACCAGCAAATCCACGTGCATAGTTACCGACGTAGTTTCCACCGAATCCACGAGTGAAGTTACCAACGTAGTTACCTGCGAACGTTCCTACGTAATCACCAACATACTCACCAACGAACTGACGTGTGTACTGACCAGAGAAGGTGCGAGCGTAGTTACCTACGAAGTCACCAGCAAAGTTAGTTACACGGTCACGGGTGTATGATGATCCACGGTTGCGGACGTATGCAGATACACGAGTACGTGCGTATGCAGAGTAACGAGTGCGCGTTGAAGTACGAGCATAGTTACCAGTAAAGTTACCAGCATATTCACCAGCAAATCCACGTGCGTAGTTACCAACGAAGTCTCCGGTAAACGTTGTTGCGTAGTTTCCTACGAAGTTACCAGCGAAGTTAGTTACACGATCACGAGTGTATGTCGGAACACGGTTACGAGTAGATGTGCGGGTTGAATCGCGTGTGAAGTCACCTACGTAGTTAGTTACACGTGTGCGAGCGTATGCGCTGTAACGAGTACGAGCGTATGCGGATGCACGGTTGCGTGTGTAGTAACCAGTGAAGTTTGTTTCACGTGTGCGAGCGTAAGAGTTCGCAAAGTTCTGTGTGCGGTTACGTGTGTACGCAGAGTTACGAGTACGAGTGTAGTTCGTTACACGAGTACGTGCATATTCACCTACAAAGTTACCAGCAAAGTTACCAGCAAATCCACGCGCATAGTTACCTACGAAGTTACCAACATAGTCACCCACAAAGTTACGCGCATAGTTACCGACGAAGTCGCCAGTGAACGTTGTCGTATAGTTACCTACGTAGTTACCTGCGTAAGTTAGTGTACGTGTGTAGTAACCAGGCCTAGTAGATGTACGTGTTGATGTGCGTGTGTATGCACCTGCGAAGTTACCTACAAAGTCACCAGTGTAGTATAGTGTCGCAGCGCGGTTACGCGTGTAAGTACCTGTCGCAACGCGAGTTCTTGCGTATGCAGAGTAACGTGTACGTGTTGACGTGCGAGCGTAGTTACCAGTGTAGTTACCAGCACGAGTACGTGCGTAGTTACCAGTGTAGTTACCAGCACGAGTACGCGTATACGTACCACCGAAGTTACCTGCGAAGTTAGTGACTCGATCACGTGTGTAAGCCGCAGCTCGAGTTCTTGAATAGTTCTGAGTACGTGTATATTGTTGACTGCGCCAACGTACATATGCGCGAGAGTAGTTACCAGTATAGGTACCAGCACGGGTGCGCGTGTATGTTAAGTTACCTACAAAGTTTCCGGTGTAGGAATTCGTGCTTTGTTGCTGAATATAGTGATAATCTCTATCATCGTTCGTATCATAATAGGAAACACCTACTCGCCAGAATCCGGCCGGAGACCCGTTATAAGCTACTGTCGAGAACGTTGTTCCGATAGCTCCTGGCGTCGAACCAAAGTAGTAGAATCTATTTCCGGAATAGTTCGAGTATAACCACTGACCATTTATCTTACCGATCCATCGATCTCTATCTTCATTATAGTAAATGTAAGTATGGCCAGCGCTGGTAGGGCCTGTCGATCCGTTTGGCAAATTGACCCATGTGGTACCAGTAGAAGTTCGAGTTGATGTAACAGTACGTGTGTAGTTACCTGCGAATGAGAACGAACGGGCCCGAGTAAAGTTACGAGAATAGTTACCAGCATAGTTACGAGAGAATCCCGCTTGTCGACTATAATTACCCACAAAGTTACGAGCGTAGTTGCCTACGAAGTTCCCTGCAAAGTTTGTTACACGAGTACGTGAGTAGTTACCTGCGTATGAGAACGCACGGTTACGAGCGTAGTTACCTACGTATGAGAACGCACGGTTACGAGCATAGTTACCTACGAAATCTCCTGCGAATGCACGGGCATAGTTACCGACGTAGTATAGGTTACGTGTGTAGTTACCTGTATAGGTTACACCTACCGCTGAAGCACGAGTGTAGTTTGTTACGCGAGTACGACCATAGTTACCTACGAAGTCACCTGCGTAGTATAGAGTACGTGCGTAAGAGAACGTAGATGGTCTGCTACGAGTAGATGTGCGCGTGAAGTTACCAACGTAGTTAGTGACACGAGTACGAGCGTAAGAAGAACCACGAGTTCTTGTATAGTTTGTCGCACGAGTACGAGCGTATGCACTGTAACGAGTACGAGTAGATGTACGAGTTGAAGTACGTGCATAGTTACCTACGAAATTTCCAACGAAGTCGCCGACGAAACCACGAGCGTAGTTTCCGACGAAGTCACCAAGGAAGTTGCGGCTGTAGTTGCCGACAAAGTTTCCAAGGAAGTTACGACCGTAGTTACCTACGAATCCGCGAGAGTAGTTACCTACATATGCACGAGCGTAGTTACCAACGTAGTTTCCAACGAAGTCACGAGCGTAGTTTCCGATATAGTTACCACCGTAGTTACCTACGAAGGTGCGAGCGTAGTTTCCTACGAAGTTACCCGCAAAGTTAGTGACGCGATCACGAGCAAAGTCACCAACGTAGTTAGTGATGCGTGTACGAGCGTAAGCACTGTAACGTGTGCGAGTTGATGTACGTGTTGATACGCGAGAGTAGTTACCTACGAAGTTACCAGCAAATCCACGAGAGTAGTTACCCACGAAGTTACGTGAATAGTTACCTTGGAAGTTGCGAGAGTAGTTTCCGATGAAGTTACCTGCGAAACCTGTTACACGGTTACGCGTATAAGTTGATACACGAGCACGAGAGAATACGCCAGTATAGTAACCAGTGTAAGTCCCTGCGAAGTTCTGTTCACGGACGCGGGTAAAGTCTGTCGCATATGCAGATACGCGTGTGCGTGTGTATGTTCCAGCATAAGAAGAAACACGGTTGCGCGTGTATGTTCCAGCATACGCAGAAACACGTAGACGGGAGTATGTTCCCGCATAAGTTCCTGAATATGTTGATACACGGTTACGTGTGTAATCTGCTGAGTATGAAGATACACGTGTGCGAGCGTAAGTGCCTACGTAAGATGATACACGGCCACGAGTGTACGATGAAGTACGGTTACGTGAGAATGTACCAGTGAATGGTGTGACGCGGTTACGAGTGTAAACCGAAACACGAGCACGTGAGTAAGTTCCCGCGAAGTATCCAGTAAACGCAGTTAGGCGAGTACGTGAATACGATGATACGCGAGTACGTGCGTATGTACCTGAGTACGATGATGGGCGAGTACGTGAGTAGTTCCCAACAAAGTCACGTGAGTAGTTGCCTACAAAGTCACGTGAATATGCACCGACGTAGTTTCCTACGAATGTGCGAGTAAATGTACTGACACTGTTACGCGTATATGAAGATGTACGAGTACGAGTGTATGCAGAAACACGTGCACGGTTGTATGAAGATACGCGAGTTCTTGCGTATGCAACGTCAACTGGTGTACGACGTGTGTTCTGTGCAGTGCCTACAGACACCCATGTGCCTGGGACTGTTGGTGCGCCCTGTGCTGTTGAACGTAGTTGGTATGAACCAATCGCTCCGGAAGTAGCACGAAGTGACTTGATGCGTTGACCTAGTGTGTACTGGATCTGGGCATCTGTCATTTCACGTAGACCGTTGAAACCAGAACCGTCGTAGCTTGTCGCTACTGGACGAACTGGAGCAACCGCCGTCATAGAAGTACGCATCCAAATGTGGTAGTTTGTTACTACGGTACCACCTGCACCATTACCGTGAGTGTCGGAGAATACAGAGTCAATGAACTTTGTATAGTCTGCACTTGGTTGGGTAGCGGACAGTTTGAAAGTACCGATATAGTCGTTCTGTACTAAGTTAGACAGAACACGACCTGCTAGGTTGTCCAAGTCCCCGTCTACCATTTCGTAGAAGCCTGGGTTTGGATCAACGTCGTAATAACCTACTGGACGGACAAAGTCTGCACCGGATTCATCTGCTGGGCCACTCACTTGCTTCAGAGTGGTGGTCACTGAGGCACCCGTGATCTGTGAAGCAGGGTGGGTGCCAGATATTTCATTGTAGTAAGAATCTACAAATGAACCGATTGATTGGCCTTCAGTCAAACTGATATTACCAACGTCATTAGATGCGGCCGCAACTAATGCTTGTCCCACTGCATACGAAAGAAATAATTCGTCCGATGGAGTGAATTCTTGTAGGTCACCATTAGCATTTTGAATTTTTAGTGGTATACTAGATGCTGACACGATATCGTCTCTCTTTTAAGTTAAAAGGATTTATTGGTTAATGACAACAGTTATTTATAAGAAAAAAAAATGCGGGAACCGAAGTAACCGCACTTTTGTAAAAATATTTGTGTCAACTATTACTGTGGTGGTTCTGGCCAGTTTACGTCTTCTAAACTAGTCAAACCTTCTAAGTTTGAAGTAATATCACGCAACTCTTGACGGTATCCCGCCCATGCGTTCTTCATATCTGTCGATAGTGGGGCGTCTGGAATCTGAGTCCAGTCCGACTGTTGAAGTAGTTGATCTCTAATGTTTCTTACTGAGGTTTCAAATGAAGATTGAACAAACACCCACTCACCATTTAACCATGAATGATATTGGGTTGGTTGTTCGCCCCTTTCTACCCATTCTCCACCGTCCCACCAATGATCTTTTCCGAAAGTTTGCCAAGAAGTTCCTGCGAAACTAATATCTTTAACAAGGAAACCATCTACTATATTTCCATCTTCATGACTAGGGGCACTAACTGAGACGCTAGATACTGAGACTATCTGTCCTGTTCCTTGATCTACATATGCCAAAATTTTCATTTTATTTCCCTTTGATTTTTTAAATTAAACTAGATTAGAACAATCCGCCTGGATCTATGGGAGGAAAACCTCCACCCGACTCCCAAATTATAATTGTAGATACTGGACTGCTAACCGCACCGTTTTGATCCACTGCGGTTATATTTAGTGTGAATGACAGACCGACCATAGCACCATTCCATGATACAGTAATAGTATTATTTTGATTCACAGTCACAGACATTCCTGTACTACTTCCCGTGACAGAAGCGCTTAGAGTATAAGAGTCACCATCTGGTTCTATAACAAGAGGTGATATGGTTGTTGTTGCAGAAGTTCCCTGCAATGAGTAAGAACTGCTTACACTGTTTGTAGCAATCACTGGCGGATTGTTTGATGACGCCGGTACGGTATAGTTAATTGCTGCAACCCTTGATGTTCCTTGAGTCCCATCACTTCCAACTATAGTTAGAGAAAAACTTGCATCGTTATCGCCTGGAACTATTCTAATCTGTGTTCCATTATTGATTAGTTCAATTGATGCTCCACCTAAAGTTCCAGAAGTGTAAAAAGTAATGGTTATTTGACCACCTTCAGGATCACTGAAAATCGGAGTGATTGTGGTACCATTAGTATTTAATGTATAAGAGGATGCAACCCCAGAAATATAAGTTGGCGCAAGATTCGGTGTCTCTGTTTCGTTTCCGCCAGATTCAGCGCCAGAAGAAGTTCCTACATATTTACCTATAAGAATTTGTTGTCCTACACTAGTGAAGTTCGCAATATTCCATGTTGGTTGGTAAAATGTTATTCCACCAGCCGTCCATCTTCCAGAATTCACCCATCCATACTGGCCAGGAATTGTAGTAACAGGAAACGAAACAAGATTACTTAGACACATATAATAATTAAATGCTGAGTCACTTGCGCTGAAGAATCCAGTAGCGTGAAAATCATCCTGTCCGTAATATGGTGGATCGAAGTTAGTAATAGTTACAACGGAGGTTAGATCAAACTCGCTTTCTACTGTACTAGTGTACGATACGGTTCCGTCGGCCGCATAAACCTCTAATCCATAATCAGATGGATTGGGTGAAGTTGCCGAAGGTTCCACATATACCCAATCTACACTGGGTGCCATCTTACCAACATTAGGTAGAGTTATAGGAGTTGTTGTATAATCATAAGTAGTTGTATTTCCACTAAATGGGTTAGGTCTTTCTTGAACTGGATCAACTAGGTTTACAGATCCACGACCGACGCCGACAAAATTTCCAGTAGTACTATTTCCTGCAATATGCCATCCATAAAAATCATTTTGGTTTACACCAGAAGGTTTACCGAAAATGAGTCCTCCGGTCAAAAAATTATTTCCATATGGTATAACCGAACCAGCACTGGTAGTGCCGAAGGCAACTACTTGAAAGTTTTTAAAACCATCTTCGATAATAATATTACCGTCAGAATTTCTTATTTCAATTCCGTAACTCATCCTCGCCTCACTACATACCAAGCCGCATCGAATTTATCATTTCTTCTAAGAACAAAACTTCCATTTGATTTACTTACAATTGAACCATTTCCAACAATGATGTTAGAGGGACAAACGATGATTATTTCATGTAAAGAATCGTTTATAAAGTTAGGGACAAAAACTGGGATATCTACCAACTCACCCCATATGTATACCGCATTTCCATTCATTATATTACCCGCATTTGGGTTTCCCTCAAGAATTGCCTCATATCTCGATCGATCGGCCGGAACCCTTCCATATGCAATAATGGTCCCTAAACTACTATTAGGACTTACAATCTTTGTGCCTTCTGAATTGTAGACTTCTATTCCGTAAGACATTATACAAGTTTCCCTAGTTTGACGCGAAGTCCTGTAGATTCATCTGTGCTGCTTGCATCATAAATTCTAATGTTTTCTCCGGTGAGAACCATTCTCTCACCCGATGATGAGTAACCGTCCGCTTGCGTAGTATCTATGTCCGTTGCAGCACCACCGACAACTAAAGTTTGTGCGACAGTGGCAATCTTAGCATCTAGATCGTCGGTTTTTATAGATTCTACTTCGATGGTATTTGCAGAGATAAACCCACCATCGATGCGTGTCGCGCCACCATCGTCTCGACTCAGGGCACCTTGTGTGTTCGTAAAGGTTACCAAACCATCAAATGAGTATGACTTAAATGGAGGACTGAACAATAAGTTACCTGAGGCAGTTGTCGCAGTTCGACTTCCCGCAGTATCTTCTACTGCAAAGAATCTTGCTGCCCATAGACTTCCGGTTAGGTTCGTGTCTTGCGGTGGAGAGATAGACCAGTTGTTTGTTAGCCCAGTAAATGTTCCGTCAGTGCCTACCGTTCCAGTTCCTATGAAATTGAAACTGGTTGCGGTTGGAGTGTCTGGACCATCGGATGTCCCGTCCCCAACTAGGTAGTAGACATAACCGTTCTCTTGTTGAGGTATAGTAGTTGGGTCTACTTCGCCTGGCTGTCCATCGGTTGAAACCTTTACTGGTTCTGACCAAGTCAGTGTCGCGTCGGTTCCTGTAAGTCCCTTCGTAGTCGCAGTCGCACGACATAACCACAATGGATCGAGATCTTCATTGGATTCTTGTGGATCTTCTGTCCATCCAGTGCCAGACAAGTTCTCTACGCGATCATTGGTAAAACTATATGTTGCACCGACAGGGCCCCACTTACCACCACTTGCTGGTGGTTTGTTGGCACTTCTTTTATAAACAGATGCGGAGAAGGTTGAGTAACCGTCCTCACCATTGTTGTGATCTTCATACGGTGCAGACCATGTACCACCAGGCTCGACACCAGTATCGCCATCTGTGGCGAATTGATATTCTACTGCCCAGATCTTACCGTCCGGAGCTTGACTCGATGGAATTTCTGCAACGGTATCGTACCACCCGTCTGGTGGAACTAAAGAGTTACCGGCGATCGTTAGAGTTCCACTGGACGTGACGTTTGCTGCCGCAGCCTCTGCCTGTGTTTTTGTTGCAGCATTAGCACCGAAGTTTACAAAACCACCCGTTGGACTCGATGGTGGATTTTGATCTGATCTTCGAACAATAACTGCTCTAAATGTAGATCGACCATCACGACCAGAACCACCGGCGGTTGTTACGTCTGGTGTAGACCAAACGATAACATCATCGACAACGATTGGATCTGTACTGTCACCAGAGTTTGGTTGCGTCGAAGCAATACCGGACGACACATACAACCTCATGTTTGCGTCGTCTTCGTCTGGGTTCTCCGGTATGGTCTTAGACCACCCACTTGGTTGTGTAAAGGTCTTCGTTGAGAAGTCGAAACTACCGCCTGAAGGTTTGCCTGCATTATTATCAAGACTAGTATTCGACCACTTGTAAACACTCAACTGAACAAAACTGAAACCATCCTCCGCGTCGACCGCATAGTTCATTACTAGTTTAGGTGCGCTGAAGGTTAGTGTATTGTCGACACCAAGATACCCAATAAGACTTGCAGTTGTCCTCACTTCATATAAGTTCAGAGGATTGTCTAGGTCTAACTCTGGCGGTTCTTCATACCATGTACCATTGGTTACACCAGCAACGACATCTGTATCACCTATCTTTTCAAAACGATCTTCTGTGAAGTTATAGACAACACCATTACTGTTTGCGATCGGGTTTGGTGGTGTTGCAGATCGTGTGTATAGAGCCTTGGAGTATGTTGATACACTCTCAATGATACCTAGTGTAGGTTCGCTCCATCCGTCCACGACTGCATAATCTGTTCCAGTATCACCGATAACACTGAACGCATAGGTAGATGACCATACGTCACCTGATCCTTCTGGGATTCCTTCGAACCAAACACCCGACTCTCCTGCAACGGAATCTAGTGGGTCACCACCGAACACCTCGTTACCGAAGTCGAAGAAACCACCTTCTGGTTTAGACGGAGTTGGGATATCGTCACCAACTTTCCATCCGTCTGGTTTAGGAACCTTGCGGTATACTGCCTTCTCGAAGATAGACTTACCGTCTTGTCCGTCGAGACCTGTAGAGGTCTTTACTGGGTTAGTCCAGTTGATGTCTGTGTCTTTACCCGTAGGATCTGATAGTCCAGCGTTGGTTGCGATGCCAGAACTTACATATAGATCTCCGGTTGGATTACCATTTTCGTCTTGAGGTAGAGGGGGAACAATAGACCACTCTGACGGTGGAGTCAATACCTGAGATCCAAAATCAAACGACCCACCCGTTGGTGCGGTCAAAGATGTTGTCGATCTCTTAAAGATAGAAACCTGTGCATATGAATCACCATTGTTCGCATCAACGATTCCGCCCAACTTATATGGTTCTGACCAATCTGTTGCGGTAATCGTTCCCTGTTGCGATAGGTAATCTCTGAATAGGAAGTTACATGCCCATAGGTCATCATCACCTTCTGGGATAGTACCTGACCAATCTGAAGGTGGGGTTAGTGTAGCTGAAGGAAAGTCGAATGTACCACCACTAGGGGTCGATGGTTGAGTTGGAGATCTCTGGTAGATTGTCGCTTGATAGAAAGAGGTTCCGTTCTCGCCTGGATTTGTTGGACCACCACCGCCACCACTGGAGTCTTCTAGGTTAGTCCACTTGGTTCCGTCCCACTTTAAGACATGACCGACCAACACTGGAGAACTAAACTGGACATCATCTAAGTCTTCTAGAGATTCTACGTCCGAAGACCCTGTACCCACATCGCTCTTGTTTGCTAACTCTACCCATTGACCGCCGTGCGCAAAGTATGCAGCACCAGTGTCATGAACATGAGCGAACATACCATGATAAGCAGACGCGTCTGGTAGGTCTGATACTGAAGGGTACACGTTGCCGAATAAAACTTTGTTACCACTCATGTCAAGAGTGGCACCCTCTATATGATCACGAATCTCTTGTAGAGAGAAGTGTGGGTTGTCGTTCAAGTGTTCTGTGATAAGAGCAATAACTTCATCACGATCTAAACCTGCGTCTAGTAATTCGAAGTTTTCGTTGATCTTATCGAACGCCGCGTTGATGTTATCCGCGAGATTAATGATCTGTATTGTGTCGTCACCGTGACTCATTCGTTGTTCTCCACTAGACGGGTAAGTAATTGTTTGATCTCAGACATCTCGTTCTTCAGAGTGGTTACCTCTTCCGTGAGTGAGTTCATTCTTTCCGTCTCTAGTCTCTTAGCCTCTTTTATTTTTCTCGCCTTTGCGATCTCTGCACGGTTGGTGTTCAGGATCGCCCCTGTTTGTTTGTCTCTTACTAGATTAGTATGTCCTTCGACCTTCTGGTATTTATTCATTATGTTACCAGTGCGATAACACGCAAGTCTCGAATGCGTGGAGACTTAGATGAGTTACTTGATTTCATAACAACCTTTACTTGGAACGCACTGAAGGAATCAACGGTATCTGGATTTTCTTGCGTATACTCATACTCACGGAAAACCGATACATTGTCGTCTGAAGGTACCGGACTATCAATCGATACTAGGGTCCAAGGTGCATCGGATAACGAATCATCATCAGCAGAAGTCTTAACATAGACTTCAAACGAAGATCCGGTTGGACGGTTTGCACCAAAGATGACTTTGAGTCCAATCGAGCTTTCGTCAATGGTTGTAGGTCTTGTGATGTGTTGTGCTTCTGACTGATCACCAATAACATTTTCTAGAGCCAACATGGAGACTCGTTGAAGATCAATTAAAGGAGAGACTTTACTGTCAGAAGTTTGAAGAGACAAGTTGAATTCAATACTGTGACTCTGTTTGTTATCTGTAGTTGCGACAACAGATGGGTGTGATCCCGTATTAACTTCATTCAATACGACTTCTTGAGAAATATTTCTATTATACGAAAGACCACTTGAATTTGGATTACGACCGTTATCACCATCTCCCCCATACGATGCACCTTTGCACATATCCGATGTAGCGGATAGAGATGTTCCGTTAGGCATAATAGATGAAACTTGAGGAGTGAATTCGTCGAACATGACATTCTGAGTTGCAACGACCGAACTACCACCACCAACAGAAGTTGATGTAGCAGTATTCGTCTGACCAGTTACGATAGTATACCCTGTAGATGTAACATTGTCAATAGTAAATGTTGAATTTAAATCAAGGCCACCAACTGCGGTAGACCCAGAGAATGTTACCTGATCAAATCTAGTAAAACCGTGACCTTCATGTCGGACCAAAACTCGATTAGACGATTCTGTTGTGCTGAACGGAGAGTCTTCCAGTGATACTAAAGGTAGACTTCCATTGATTAAATATACATTTCCTGACGATTCAAACTCTGCGCGTTCTAGTTCGAACATTAGATCTTTGGTCTGATCTGGTGTCCACGTTGATCCACTCTGTGACATGAACAGTGAACCAAGTGAAGGTTGTTTCGATACCTTACCTTCATTGCCACCAATAATCGTCTCGTAGGTTTGTGCTACGTATACGTTATAGTCAACTGACTCGGCAAGTAGGACAATCGCATACTCTTCACCTGCGGTTAGATATACTGGTTCATCGAACTCAATGGTGGTTCCATTAGACCGAATACTTTCAATGTCCGTGTTAGGTGCAAGTGTGATGTCATCTGGTTTGACAAACTTCACCGAGCCTGGTACAATAGTGGTTGTCGGTATGCCGTTCTCTACTGGACGAATTTGTACCTGCATTGGAATGGTAGAGTCTTTGCTTTGAACATAGACACGCACCTTAGTTAAGAAGATACCGTTTGGATTTTCCGTTGGATCAACAAAGAAAGACTGCGCAAGTGGATCGCGGCGACCACGCACACGTTGTGGTACACGCGTGGTTCGGATAGTTCTTTGGATGGACTCAATAGTTCCAGTCGATGTGTAAGGTGCAGTAGAGTTTGTTAATGACTCTGACGCCTGTTCTGTTGTTAGTCTTGCAGACGTGGTGTCTACATTGATGTCTAAGATCTGGAAGTCTTGTGTTCCTGTTCGGAATCTTAATGCATCCGTATTCGGGATCAAGAACTCACCAACAACTTCACCTCTGTCGTTAGTAGTCAACTGACTAGAACCAACGATGCCTGTTGCTGAAGACTGAGTTGATCCTACTTCCGAATCTGTAGTTGAGAACTCAACAAACCTGTTCGTTGGTCGACACCATTCGGATACATTGCGGTTACCGAAGTATGCCCATACCTTAGCGTTAGGACGAAGACCTTCTGCCTTGAACGAGACTAAACGTGATCGCATGAATGGAATGACTTCAACACCCGCGACTCGTTGTCCAACAAACTCTTGGACGGATCGAGCAAGAGGTTGTATTTCAAATAGGTTTGGTTCGGCCAACATATTTCGATTGAAGTTTGCAATACCATTCCACATGTCGTTGAACCCTACATCGGCGCGGAGATCGCGAGGGTTTCTAGGTGTACGACGTACAACTGTCTGCATGATTGGTGGCAGTGTTTGGGTCTCCACCCACTCATCACTTGAAGGTGATAGTGTAATGTGACCTTCCTGCGTGATAACCGCGAACGGGTTGATGTTCATGGTGCTGGTAGCAACATCTTGCGTTATAAACGAAGCATGTGTGTAAGGCAGAGTTGCATAGTCACCAGTGCGAGAAGAATTGCCTTGAGACTCATCATATTTTAACCTAACAAGATTCTCTCTGAACGATGGTTGTAACTCTCCGTTTGTTGTTTCCACTGACGCAAGGTAGTCTACATTATTCACATCGGAGAAGTTAAACGTGGAGAAGTTGTCCGCGATAAATCCAGCCTTGGTTCTTGGGTTTCCTTGTGCGTCCAACACATCTAGTGACTGCGTACTAGACTCTAGTAAACTTAGAGTCGTCAGTTCATATAGACCTTCCAATCTGTTCTCGATCTTGGCGATATCCTTCATAGTATATCTCTTGTGAGATTGTTTCTCACTTGTTAGATCTGTTGAATCGAAGGTGTATGCATTAAGTTGATAGACGTATAGAGGAAGAGACCCTGTAGGAATCTGTGGTGGTCTAGGAGACGTGGATGGTTGTCCCTGCAATACTTGTAATTCACCAAAACCAACATCCCCATAACTATCGACAACATTTGCCACTAGGACATCAATACGAGGTAGATAATATTCGACATCATCTAGAACAAGAGAAGATGCATTCTGGGGTAAAGGCATCACCTTGAACGATCCATCCGAGTTTCTTGATGGACGGAAATCTATAACGTCACGTAAAGATACCGTGTTGCCGTTAGACATGGTGTATGTTGGTATCTCATCATAAGAAAGTTGACCTTCTGCTCCTGTTCCATATGATGCTGCGGAGAAGAAACCTCCAGTGGTGGAGTGTTCAAAGTATTTAAATGTAACAGAGACAGTCGCGCCGGTTGGTATAGTATTACCTGGCTTTAATTTAAACCTAACAAAGTCATAGAAGTTGTCACGTTGACCGTTATCCATTTCATACATGAAGGTGATGTCTGAAGATTGGTCCCCAACTGTTAGGAATACATTTTCAACTTCATATCCATCGACAACATTAGATGAAATAAGATCGTATCCACTCGTGACATTTATAGTAGTGTCTTTTAAAGTTTTACTCTTATTACTAGGTTCTGTTGTTTGATAATAAAGGATGCTGTACGTCGCGTTCGTATCAAGGTTTTCATAAGTTCCCGACAAGGTTGGGACGTATTCTTCTCCTTCTTGAATACCAACTCCATCTTTAGATAGAATCCAACTCTGAGTTTCTCGGCCATCAAGAATAGATATTGTTCCGTCGTCTTCCGGAGACTCCCCCGACTTAATTACTTGTTGGGTATAAGATATCTTGTTTAGAGTATTGGCAACTGGACTTGATTGTGACAGCGGAAATAAAAGATTATTATCAGAAGTGCTGTATATGGTTGCTCCTGAATCTGATTCACGTCTTACTTTTAATACAGACGATCCATCGGGAGTGACCATTTCGTGAACTTGACTGAAAGATACATCGGTGTTAGTTACTGTGTTGAAGATGTATGCACGAAAACCGGACTGATCTTTTTCAATACCACGTAAGAAAGTTGAACCTATAGGATTGGTTGGATCTCCATCAGCACCGATCAAATCAAGTTTACCGAAGTTTGCGATGTCTCCCAATCCATTAGTACCCGATAAGTCTAGGTAAACCCAGTTACCGTATGATGCTGGAACACTCTCCAGATCTACTTTATTCGAAGTCTGTGCACGAGGTACAGTTATTTCTGTACGACCGATGTCTAGTCGATATCCATCAACGTATGCGATACCTTCAGAAACATCTAGTATTAGTTCCTGATCATTCTTATCTTCGAAGACTGCGGTAAAATCTTGGACAACATAATCACCAGACTCTTCCTTGGTACGTTGCGCAAGGAGTTTGTTGATACGATTGTATCCGTCGTGACTAGTTACTTCGCGTGTGATCTCACCATTAAGAACACGAGCGACGAAGACAAAATTATTTTCGTCAGATTGTTCACGAGTGGATGGTGTTAATATGATTTTATAACGGTGTGCGCCTGGAGAAGTTGAGTTAGGATACTCGCCCTGATTATCAAAAAGATCTGGATCCTCACCCTCTGTGAAGATTACTTCTTCAATCTTGAAACCGATATCAACGGGAATCGATCGACCATCCGCGTCCAGATAACTGGTACCTTCTGGGTCGATGATTAGTTCACCACCAACCGCATGGACGAAATGTCCTTGAACAAAGTAATCACCAGAGGCGAAGTATGCCCAAGTCGAAAGACCCGACGCTTCTACCTGTCCTGCCTCAAGACGATCACCTACAGAGAACCTTGGAGCAGTCTCACCACCACCTGCGTTTAAAGTGTCAGTATATTGTACGTAGACAGTTTTGGATTCTGTATCTACCGAAAGTACCTTTGCCTTGATACCACTTTCATCATGAGTGAGTACCTGAATGTCCGATGGGACTACACTAGTTTCTGTAAATCGAACGAACTCGACTTTATTATCTACAGTGACACCGCCTGGTTTTACCAACGCACCTTCTTTAAATACATTGCCACCGAATCGAGAAATCTCTTCCTGAATTATTGTCTGTAGTTCAATCAGTTCTCTGGCTTGTAATGCACGACCAGCATTGAATAGGACACGATGATATCCATCTTTCTCATCGTAGTAGTCACGATAATCAGTCTTGAAAGTTGTGTCGGTTACTGGTTGTGGTTTGTCTATGTTGTTATCGGTTGTCATAATTTATCCTAGACCGTGATGACTACTTTGATATCTTCTTGTTGTTCCGCATCGCGACGAATACGCGGATGGTTCTCAATGTATAATACTTCACCAGTGTATCGGTCGATTCCGTAAGTGACAGTAACGAAGTCAATGACTCCAGATTTACCAGCGTCGCCTGTTCCCAACTGAGTGACAGCTTGATTGGGACTGAAAGGAACAAATCCCGTAGTCATGTTCTGGTGATAATAAACCGTCTTGTCTTTAACCTCATCCACGTATGCGATCGCACCAGTTGGTACAAGAGTGTTACTGTCACCCGATGGTGAAGATGCCTCGACTAACTCTCCGTGGTCAAACGGAGCATTGTTATTTAAAGTGAATGATGATAGACACTTGTCACCGGCTCCGGTGTAAGGTTGTCCGTCCTGTTTCTTAGGACCTTTGAGGATACCAATCTGTCGGAACGAGTTCTCTAAGATAAACCTATTGTTCTCATCTCCATTTGGTTTGATCGTCATTAGGACTGAACTTGTTTTTAAATCAGAAGAAGCGTCTGCACCTAGACCAACAGAACTTGTAATGACTGGACGGGCTTTTGCATCTGCGTCACCTTCACCATTACCACCTTCGATAGTTACTACCGCACGACTATATCCTGATCCGTATGATGTGATGGTCTTTCTAGTCTCAAGATCCCCAACAGTATCGCGATATGCCAAATCAATTCTTACGACCTGTCCATTTTGATCAACGACTGCGGTTGCGGATGCTCCAGTACCATCACCCTCAATCTTTACAGTTGGTGGGACATTTGGATTATATCCACTTCCACCATCGGTGACTACAATACTGATAATCTGACCACCGACCGCATTAGCTGCGACATGCCATTGTAGATCTTCAATAGAGTCACCGTAGATAAGTCCCGTCCCATTACTGTCTACGGGCTCTTGTAAAGGTTGGACTGGAATGTGGTTTGATGATAGGAAAGTGTAAATGTTTTCAGGAGTCAGAGAGAACATGTACTTCCACGTGTAACCGTCAGATAGAGTAAATGGTTTCCACTGCATCGGTTCTGGTGGTGAAAGAGTTACATCTAGTTCTGCGTCCGTATAGTAGTTCGGTTCTACTGTTGATGGTTGGTGTGCTCCTGTGTCGTCAACACCATGTGACAAACAAAGGTATACTTCCTTTGCGTCATTCATCACATAAAACGGAAACTCACTTCCTGTTTGTGAGACACTGTCGTCCCATCCCTGATACTTGTTACCATTAGTCCAGTTGTATCGGCGAGTGACCATTACTGCGCCTTCGACTTTCTTTATGGACTGTAGATTGTTTCTGAACTCTCTTTCTTCTGCTGAAGAATCTATAGGTGCCGGAACCGTATCGTCTGTACCAAAGATATCAGACTTGCCGATACCGATGTAGTAGTCAGACTCGGGACCAAGGACACTCGCTAAAAGATCTTTCGCAAGTGAGGTTCGCAATGATTGTCTAACAATAGCTGGCATTTCATCTTTCCTGAATAGAAATAATATTTCATATTTATAACGATTCTACGAGTCTCTCAGAAAATTATTTAACCAAGTCTCTTTCTGTAGGTGATTCATCAATAACTCTTTGTAGATAACAGGCAGTTCATATGGACTACTTCTGTGGTGACTGACATGACGCAAAGCCTCTTCTCTTAGAGGTCCAAGGTATTCGTCATAGTCGTGAACCTTCTGGGCGCTCCCCTCCGTCGTCCTGTCGATACAATAGAGGTCGCTGGACATTGACAAGAAGTAACAGAGATTTCCTTTCTGGTGTTCTCCCAAAAGTTTGTAGGTGTATGCGTGATCTTCACCATTACCTATATCTGTGTTGAATCTATGTTGCGCAGACTTTCGGCTTTGTAGAATGATGAAGTCTACGGAGACTGGTCTCTCATCTATAAACAGATGACTGACCTGCGGTCCCATGTTATCGGCGGGTGCGCACATAGAAGTTCCCCACACACTCGCATGGTATTCATCGTTAACCCACCATCGGTGACCGGACTGCAATGCGTAGTCACAGATACAGTCGCACGGTATCACACCCAAGACATCTATGCATGGGAAGTGTTTGATGTGATTGTACAGTGATTGGAGATAGGAAGGATACAAGAAGTCGTCTCCGTCAATCTGAGAAACATAGTCCGCATCGCTCTGTAAGAAAACTTCGAGACATGCATTCTTGCCCATTCCCGGCTTACCATTACTCTCTGTGTTGACGATACGAAATGGTTGGTCTATCTCAAGTACCTGTTCGTAATATCCTTCATGAATGGTATTGACCACAATCACCACTTCCCATTCGATGGGATATATTTTCACAACGTTTTGTACAGATCTGATTAGTCTCTCTAACTTTGGAATGTCATTAGAAGTCAGTAGGGTTGTCAATAGTTTCATAATTACTCCGCATCAAAAAAGAATGTCTGGAACAGTCGACCGTTGTATTGGTCAGTTCCAAAGCCGGGCACTACACTGCGATGGTAATACATCGAGTCATAGATGACCATGCGATTATAAATGTTCTTTGCCTCTGCGACCATCTCCCAGTCTGATTCTAAGAACTCAAACTCGTTGAAGTCAATTGCAACGCCTGGACCATGTCGCATAATCCCAGTGGGACGATGGCGATAGATCGCAGTACCAGAATCTAGTGGAGCGTCGGGAGTTAAGTATATGACTGCGGCGTAAGACATCTCATCGTGGTGAATCCACGTTCGAGAGTCTTGTGTTGTATACTGGAATGCGGTATTGTAATTATCAGTAGGGAAGTGGGTTATCTCTTTCCCTATGATGGATTGGAAGTGTTCGATTAGATGTTCGTGATAACCACCTTCATTAGAACATGGTTGTGTTCTGAGGCCTGGGTAGTTTCCTGTAACATTAAACTCTTGACTAAGGGCGTATTCTCTAACCGCATCTGGGTTAGAATAAAAATCTTCAATTATAGTAAACATTATATACCTATGGTTAAACCCCCCTTGCGGGGGGGATATCAATTAGTTCAACTTACCGATCTTCACCCTCAAACTATTGCTGTTATCATAAATGTCTATAGACGTTGACGAAAACTCAATTCGTTCATTAGGTGATGTCCCTGTATTTAGGAGACCACTCATATCAACAAATCCTTGGTTGTTAGTCAACTCTGTGAAGTTAGCGTTTCCTGACCCAGTCACATTTGATGTTGATCTGAATACTCGACCCGTATTGATGTGCCACCAAACGTCACCGATAAAGATCTTATCAACTGTGCGGAAAGATTTAATTCCACTGGAGGCTGTTGCGTTTACATTCGATGGGAACGAAGTCGATGTATTGAATAATACTGCGTTACCGAATCCACCGACTGGACCCTGTTGACCAGTTACACCCGCAACACCTGTTGCACCTTGAGGACCGTCTGGGCCTGGTTGACCTTGATTACCTTGGCGACCTCTAGGACCCTGTTGTCCCTGCGCACCATCTGGTCCAGTGGCACCTTGACGACCCTGTGGTCCCTGTTGTCCCTGAGCACCTTGTGCACCTTGAGCACCAGTGACACCAGTTGCACCTTGACGACCCTGTGGTCCCTGTTGTCCCTGAGCACCTTGTGCACCAGTGACACCAGTGGCACCCTGTCTACCTTGTGGACCCTGCTGACCTTGGACACCAGTGGCACCCTGTCTACCTTGTGGACCCTGCTGACCTTGGACACCAGTGGCACCCTGTCTACCTTGAGGACCCTGTTGACCTTGTTGTCCTTGAGCACCAGTGACACCAGTTGCACCTTGTCTTCCTTGAGGACCTTGCTGACCTTGGACACCTTGTGGTCCAACATTACCTGTTGCACCTTGTCTACCTTGTGGTCCTTGTTGACCTTGGACACCTTGAGGACCAACATTACCAGTTGCACCTTGGCGACCCTGTGGACCCTGTTGTCCCTGAACACCTTGAGGACCAACATTACCTGTCGCCCCCTGTCTTCCTTGAGGACCTTGTTGTCCTTGTACGCCCTGTGGTCCAACATTACCTGTTGCACCTTGTCTGCCTTGTGGTCCCTGTTGTCCCTGAACACCTTGTGGTCCAACATTACCTGTTGCACCTTGGCGACCCTGTGGACCCTGTTGTCCTTGGACACCCTGTGGTCCAACATTACCTGTCGCACCTTGTCTACCTTGTGGGCCTTGGTCGCCAGTCACACCTTGTGGTCCAACGACACCAGTTGCACCTTGTCTTCCCTGTGGACCTTGTTGACCTTGAACCCCCTGTGGTCCGACTGGACCCGTAGCACCCTGTCGTCCTTGAGGACCCTGATCACCAGTCACACCCTGTGGTCCAACGACACCAGTTGCACCTTGACGACCCTGCGGACCTTGGTCACCAGTTATGCCTTGCGGTCCGACTGGACCCGTAGCGCCTTGGCGACCCTGCGGTCCTTGATCACCAGTGATACCCTGTGGTCCAACGACACCAGTTGCGCCTTGTCTTCCCTGTGGACCTTGGTCACCAGTTATGCCTTGCGGTCCGACTGGACCCGTAGCGCCTTGGCGACCCTGCGGTCCTTGATCACCAGTGATACCCTGCGGACCCACATTACCTGTCGCACCTTGGCGACCTTGCGGACCTTGTTGACCTTGAACCCCCTGTGGTCCGACTGGACCCGTAGCGCCTTGTCTACCTTGTGGTCCCTGATCTCCGGTAACACCTTGTGGACCAACATTACCTGTCTGTCCCTGAATACCTTGTTGTCCTTGGGGACCTTGCGTTCCCTGTGGACCTAGAACACCAGTGGCACCCTGTCTGCCTTGAGGACCCTGTTGTCCCTGAACCCCTTGTGGTCCAATTGGACCCGTAGCACCCTGTCGTCCTTGAGGACCTTGATCTCCGGTAACACCTTGTGGACCGACTGAACCCGTAGCGCCTTGTCTACCTTGCGGACCTTGATCTCCGGTGACACCCTGTGGACCAACTGGACCCGTAGAACCTTGAAAACCTTGTGGTCCCGTTTCACCAGTAGTGCCTTGTGGTCCAACGACACCAGTAGCACCCTGTCGTCCTTGAGGACCTTGATCTCCGATAGCACCTTGTGGTCCAACAAAACCAGTGGCGCCCTGTCTACCTTGAGGACCCTGTTGTCCCTGTGGACCCTGCGCACCAATAGATCCTGTTACACCTTGTTGTCCTTGAGGACCTTGAACACCCTGAACACCATCTGGTCCAGTTGCACCTTGTCTTCCCTGTGGACCTTGTGGGCCAGGTTCACCCGTATTACCTTGAGGTCCTTGTGGGCCAGGCGTAGTTCCTGCTGGACCTTGCGGGCCTGGTTCTCCAGTGTTACCCGTTGGACCTTGAGGGCCTGGAGTAGTTCCTGCTGGACCTTGAGGGCCAGGATCGCCTGGTGCACCACTTGGACCTTCTGGTCCGGTCTGTCCCTGAATACCTTGAGCACCAGTTACACCTTGAGGTCCCGCAGGGCCGGGTTGGCCTTGCAATCCTCGTTCACCAGTAGCACCAGTTGCGCCCTGTGGTCCTAGTGGGCCTGGGTTACCCGTGATACCTTGGAAACCTGTTGGTCCAGTGGAACCCTGTGGTCCTTTATCACCAACCTCTCCAGTTACACCTTGTGAACCCATCGGTCCGGTAGAACCCTGTGGTCCTTTATCACCAACCTCTCCGGTTACACCTTGAAAACCTTGAGCACCTTGAGATCCCTGTGGACCTTTGTCACCGACCTCACCTTGGACACCTTGGAAACCTTGTGCGCCCTGAGATCCCTGTGGACCTTTGTCACCGACCTCACCTTGGACACCTTGGAAACCCTGAGAACCTTGAGGACCCTGTGGTCCTACTTCACCAACGTTACCCGTCGCACCTCTGTTACCTGTTGCGCCTTGTTGTCCCTGTGGTCCTCTTGGGCCTGGGTTACCTTGAAGACCTTGGAATCCCTGAGCACCTTGAGATCCCTGTGGACCTAGTGGGCCTGGGTTACCTTGAAGACCTTGGAATCCCTGAGCACCTTGAGATCCCTGTGGACCTAGTGGGCCTGGATTGCCTTGTGTCCCCTGAAAACCTTGTGCGCCCTGAGATCCTTGTGGACCTAGTGGACCAACGTTACCTTGAACACCTTGAAAACCTTGAGGACCTTGTGCACCTTGAGGACCTAACGGACCAACGTTACCTTGAACACCTTGGAAACCAGTTGAACCTTGGGCACCTTGAGGACCTAACGGACCAACGTTACCTTGAACACCTTGGAAACCAGTTGAACCTTGGGCACCTTGAGGACCCATCTCACCGACATTACCTTGAACACCTTGGAAACCTTGAGGACCTTGTGCACCTTGTGGACCCATCTCACCGACGTTGCCCTGAACACCTTGGAATCCGGTTGCACCCTGTGCACCTTGAGGACCCATTTCTCCAACGTTGCCCTGCACACCTTGGAATCCAGTCGCACCTTGGGCACCCTGTGGTCCCATCTCACCGACGTTACCTTGGACCCCCTGAAAACCTTGAGCACCCTGTGCGCCCTGCGGTCCCATCTCACCGACGTTGCCCTGAACACCTTGGAAACCCTGAGCGCCCTGTGCACCTTGTGGTCCCATCTCACCAACGTTACCTTGGACCCCCTGAAAACCTTGAGCGCCTTGTGCACCCTGTGGACCCATTTCTCCAACGTTACCTTGGACACCTTGAAAACCTTGAGCACCTTGGGCGCCTTGAGGTCCCATCTCGCCTGGGTTACCTTGGACACCTTGGAAACCCTGTGCGCCTGGACTACCTTGAGGACCAACCCCACCTTGAAGACCAACTCCACCTTGTGGACCAACAGGACCTTGTGGTCCCACTGCACCACCACCAGCCAATAGGGTTTGTACGTCTGCGTTTAAACTATTAATGATATTATCGTGAAGACCTTGTTGCGCAACTACGTTTGCAATTAAATCAACACTTGAAACAATCTCACTAAAATCAATATCATCAATAGAGGTTTGGACTGACGAATTGATTAAGTCAGTTATCTCTTGTAATGTAATCCCGCTGTCGGTTGTTATAAGACTATAGATCTCAGCGAAGTTGTCATTAATTTTTTCACCGGCAGTACGAAGCGTGTCACCCGACCCGTCGTTAACTCCCGTTCCTGTATTAATGATTTTTCTTGACATTAGTCTGTCCCTTTAAAATAGTAGTATTTATTTTTATTAAGATTTCTCGATGGCGTACCATTCAATCAGATTCTGTTGAGAACCATATGATTGAGAGTCTCTTAGATCTCTACGCACATAGGTCACACCACCAATAGTATAAGAAGATCTTCCATTTATTCCACTCCCTGAGAATATTAGCTCATCATCCCAATAGACTGCCGTGTAGACCATAGCCTCCCGATCTCTTGGGTCGAAGAAGTTTGCATGATACCAATAGAATCTTGGAGAGTCTTTAGAGTATCGTATGTCCGATGGTTCCGGTTCTGGTTCAGGTTCCGGTTCAGGTTCCGGTTCAGGTTCCGGCTCAGGTTCCGGTTGCGGTTCAGGTTCTGGTTGTGGTTCTGGTTCAGGTTCTGGTTGTGGTTCTGGTTGTGGTTCTGGTTGTGGTTCCGGCTCTGGTTCCGGCTCTGGTTCCGGTTCTGGTGTTGGACCCACACGAAGTACACCAAACATATTTCCATTTCCATAAGAAGACTCCTGATCACCACGTTCATAAATGCGACCATCTGGACCAATCAGTCTTGTAGGCCAACCGTCTTCATGATTTGTGATATCATAGATCACTTCATCGTTCCACTTGACCGTAACCCTAAGAGTCGGTATCCACTGTTCCCATGAATACTCTGGGTATGTCGATCTGTAATGACTTACGTTATCCGGCAGATCATCCTCTGGTTCAGGTTGTGGTTCAGGTTCTGGTTCAGGTTCTGGACCCGGCTCTGGTTCAGGTTCTGGTTCAGGTTCTGGTTCAGGTTCTGGATCTGGAGTCGGCATAGGTTGAGGTGGTTCAAGTTTTGTAGGAGTCCCTACACTTAAATCAATCGTAGTCTCTGCCGCACCTCCATCAAGTAACTCGAAGTCTTCGGACATGAGGATCTCATCGTTGCTCATTCTGAACGATCGAGTCGACGCCCAATCTGCGATTGTTGTATAAACCTCTGCAAGACGTTCAATGGTAATATCGTCATAACGTTCTAACGTCTCTAACGCACTTAGAATAAATGTGATGTCTTCTGGATCCGTTTCACGCAACGTCATCAATGCAAACGTAGAACGTAGATTGATACCACCCACTTCTGATCCTACCGGCACTGGATAGTTCGGTGTCTCTAGTGGATCTGTAGTAGGACCCGCACGAACACCGATGACCGCATGTGACAATAGTGCCACTTCTGCCGCAAGATAGAAACCAGCGGGATGTGCAAACTTCTTATAGATTGCTTCGTAGTCTATGAGACTCATTCCCGTCTTCAATAAGATAGAGAAGATCTGATACTTCTTATTGTCAACAATAAACTTGACACTCTCTGGTCCGATAAGAGACCCACCTGGCTTGTCGTTCAGAATAAAGATGTTACGTTTCGGATAGTCAATCTCTACGGTGTCGCCGAAGAATCCACGGAAGAACTGTTCTACCGATTGTTCTGTACCCTTCGCACGATAAAAGTTTGCAAGAAGTCTTGCCATCAACTGAGGGTTCTGATAGAATGTGTCTGACTGAATCCCTTCTGCAAGTTCTGCAAGTAGTGAGTCTAGATGGGACCCGTTGATGCTACTGATAGTACGTACATTATATAATGACTGTATCTGTTTTGAAAACGAACCACTCTCGTTCCCTTCCATATACTCGTAGTATCTTTCAAGGAACTGAATAAACTCTGGGTATTGTTCAACGAAGAATTCAGGTAGCGCATTCCTTACCGTATTCGAATGTAACGCAACATGATTTCGACGGTCGTCGATTTGTATCGCCATTATAGTGAGACCTTAATTGTTCCCTCATCAACAAGTGCACGAGTTGTCGACACACTCTCATCAAGTTCTATGATATAGTTACGTAATGGTCGGATGGTCGATGAGTTTGCTGGGACTACTGAGATCTTGATCTCTACAGGCAGGTCGTTTGTCTGTACTTCTAATGCACTGATTAGAACCTGACCTTTTGCTTCATCATAATGACCAATGTTACCAAACTCTAGATCTCCATCAAGGTTAAAGATCTGTAATTTATGGGACCCTAATTCATTTTTAATGACAACATTTTTTCCTTGCCATAAGAAAGAAGATGTCGTAACAGTATGAGTGTCCTTGTCTGGAGACGCCAGTGCAAACGGATAGTTAACTACATGACTGATTGGTAATGGTTCTATCACAGTAATGCGTTGTTGACCCTTGACCACCATACGCGAGTTGAGTATACTAGGATGGATAGAGTCAATCTCACTGAGTAGATTGGAACGACGGAATACCGAACCAAAGGTTCCAAGGTTGTCTTTTACATAGTCAACAATAAACTGCATGACCGTACTCGCTTGTCCTTCGGGCGTATCAATCTTAGAGACTGCGTCTAACTGGAAAACCGTATTGATTTCGAGATAAGTCTTCTCTGGGTTGACAAACTCTGTGTCTATTGACATAATAGAAAGATGCGAAGTCAAATCTGATATAATGGATTCCTTTACAGCGTCTTGTCTCTGAGATGGGACCCCATCATAAAAATCTAGACTGACAAATACTTTACCATACTGTGGTGGCTGGTTATCTGCACCACCCCATGCGATCACATTCTGAATATCGTTTCCGTAGTTCGATTGAATCATTGCCGCATAATCTTCGGCAGTCACCAAACGTTGTTGTGCAGCAAACGCTCTTGGTGCGTTACGTTTAATCGAATCAAGGGATTCCTTACCAGAACCTCCGCCTGCTTCTGTAGTATTCGTCACACTCAGTTGTAAACCATCTAGACGATCTGCACTGAAGTTCACCGCACCGTTTGACTTCTCACCCAGTGTCTGTAGGTATGAGACTCTAATGACCGAACCCACTGCGGGCGCCTGTCCTAATACATTACCGTCAGAGAAGAACATCTCGTAGTATCCGTTCGAGATCTCCTTGATCATATAGACACGCGAGTCTGGAGTGATACTTGCGACTGACAGGATGTTAGAGTATGACACCTCTTCATCGGTAGTTGCGTTCTCCGAGACCGTGACGACCATTGTAGACACGTCTACGTTGACATCTGGTATAACATACACGGCATCTGTTTCGGATGAAACTAAAAAGGTTTTTTCGCGATAGGTTCCTTCCTTGACTTCGATGCCTGTCCAGTCATAGATGATTGTCCCGTCTGAGAATACATTACCGACGGCCGAAGTATCATCGGTTGCTACGAATCGGTATGATGTATCCCCCACCTCTGCGAAGAATGCATGTCCTTTCGCGATTTTTTTGGGCGCGCCCGGAACGGTTTTTTGAGGAATAGAACTCGTATCGGTGGTGAGTCTGAGATCTAGGTATGCCGTCGATGCCGTATTACTCTTCGGTGTGTACCCCAGAGTCTCCGCATGACTGACTGCACTGGAACGTAATTGTGACGAACTAAGAAATGACTCATTGATCGCCATGTTCGCGATTAAACCATTCACATGAGTATTATAGGCAAGTACATCCATAATACTTGCGAGACCCGAACCTTCAAAGTCATAGTCCTTATAGTCATCATACTTCTTAAAGTGTTGTTTTAGACTTTGTTTGATCTCTAAAAAGTCTAGGTTGGTTGTCTTCACTGCCATTATCGTATCCTTGAGATGGACACTTCCATCGTCTCTGTTCTTAAATTCTCTACAATCTGAAACACAATGTATAAGGTCAATGCATTCTGATCTTCTCTCATATCTGCTCTCACCTCTAACTTACCCACACGTGGTTCGTAACGTCGTATCGTCTCAGTCACAATCGTTTCAATGTCATCTTCATCTAGATCCGCAGAGAGTTCAAAGAGAATACGATTCAGGTCTGCGCCTAACAATGGTTGAAACGGAATATCACCGCGATTGGTTAACAACAGTTTTCTTATAGACTGTTTCACGGATGCAACCGACGTTTTCTTATAGAGGTTTCCTTTTGGGGTCACACTAAAGGACAAGTCTAGGTCGGAGTTCTCCGCTGCACTTGAACTTGTAATAGGACGCTTGGTAATGTCCTTGTCTTCTAATGAGAATACTGTGGTCGCCATTGTGGATCTCTGAAATGTGTTTTGTTCTATTTATACCAGACCATCGATAAATTCTTGGAATTCTTCTTCGGTCATGTTTTCTGTATCGGGGATTTTGATGTCATCTAAACTTGGGAGTTGTAAACCCCCCATATCGTGGGGGACCCTTTCAAGCGCCATAAGTAGGGGGCCCCCTCCTATAATGGAGAGGTCCGGTAGAGGGATCTCTATCTCCATCGGCAACCCCACCAGTCCCATGACATCACACAGTGTAAGGTCTAGGAAGTCCAGCAGTTTCCCCAGTCCGATCGCAGACAGGAACTTCTTGATCTTACGTAACCAGATGTTGAACAGTTCCTTCATAGTGATTGTCTTCCAGTCTCTCGCTGCTGTGACCATCTGGTGTATCTTATCTTCCAGACACTGCACCTTACCTTCGATCTCTCCTCCCATCATATCGTTAATACTAATGTTAAAAGGTGACGGCAAAGGTATTGACAACTCCCCTATCTCTGTGATAATATCATTCTGTATCGAGTCGAGTTGATCTTCGAGTTCTTTTTTCGCATCAAAGTTCTTGACATCTGACTCCAACTGTGTTATATCATCTCGTATGCGTTGCATCTCTTTGTCTTTCTTTGCGATGACGGCGTCAATACCTGAACGTACCCATTCAGCCACATCAAAAGAAAGAGGGACAGGTAAGTCGGGCAGACCCAGTGCGTCCCATATCTCTTTGAACTTACCGATCAGTTTATCGAATAGTTTGAACAGAGAGTTAGTGACCCACTCCATGATCTCGTTTTTAATATAAGACCACGTGAGTTTCGCCTTCCACTCCGCACACTCCACACCAAACTCACCGTCGAAGTAACGATACTGTTCGGGAACGAGCGAATAGAACTTATCGATGACCGCAGCCTTCTCATCCTCTAAGAGTCCTAACGCAGAGTCATACGCATCCTGTTCGAGTTTCCCTGACTTGAAATCCGCTTGCAACTCCTTTAACTTTGTGGTATACTCTTCACTAGTACCTGCGATCTGCGCCTTGAGTTTCTCTTGATAATCCCCGTCACTTATTTTCAATACATCAATAGAGAGTCCTAGTACAGGGACAGTGAACTCAACCGGAATAATCTTACTGATCATCTCCATCATCTTGACGGGGACAAAGATATGAAACTCCTGTGTGAGTTCCGTGAAGGCGTCTTCCGCTTCCTTCTCTAGTTGTCTGATATTACCCTTCTGCCACCAAGGAGAGAATAGATCAGTCACATTCTCAATAGTCTCTTCAATATCCTTGACAGTGTCCTCAATCTCTGATACAATACCAAACGGATCGGGGGAGTTCTTTAGTTCGTCTATCTGAGCCTGAACTCGCGCACGTTCCTCACCCGCAAGGACCGCCATCTCTTCTTCGAGATTCCTTATGCGGTCCAACGTCTCCTTACCATCCCGAATCGTCTGGTGTCTGAGTTTATCGATCTCTGCCTGTATGTCGCTAGGAATCGCAGTGATCTGGTTAAACATATTCGTGAGGTCTGCCTTCTTCGGCAGTCCACCGGACGGACACGGGAGTGCTACTGAGGTCATCCCAGAACCACCTTACCGCCTGCACGTACCGTTGCCTTTTCCTCTGCGGTCACTGAGACGTTCTTCCCTGTAATCGTCGCATCACCTGTCACATTAATGTTGCAGTTTCCTTCGATGGTTATAGATGCATCCTGATCACCTTTAATCGTTACATCACCCTTAACGCGTATATACTGGTCTTTCTGAACCTCAGTGCGCATACTGCCGTCATGTTCCATTTCGGTATATGTGCCTGACATGTGTTGTTCTCTAATGCGCGTGTTCTCAGGTGTATCATCATACTCTTTGAAGTGTCCTTGTTCGGTTTGATAGATCTTATTATGGGGATAGTTTTCTGTAGCACGTTGATTATTATCACCTTTCTTTGGCAGTGACCCTAGAACCAGCGGGAGTTGTGAATCCTTACCATCCAGAAAGATACCGAACACGTGAGTACCCACTAACAGACCAAGGTACTGTCCTAGTGGTTCCTGAGAGACTGAAGTCTTACCGAACTTACCAAAAGCATTGGCGAGGGTTGGTTCTTCGGTTTCTTCCTTCCCATACGACGACACACCATGTGTTACAGGTATGACTACCTGTGCCCAAGGGAGATCTGGTTCATCGATTTCGTCATAGACTCCAAAAATCTTTACGCGAACACGTCCTATCTGGAGAGGATCATCCTTTACATTGACAACCTCTCCAAGGAACCATCGTGTTTGGTCTCCATAGTATTCAAGGAATTGTTTAGGAATCATTGTATTCACCATGTGTGAGTTTGACAGCAGTGAGTGTTACGTCATACCCTTCAGATTTAAATGAGTGTTTGGCAGCGTATACAAGATAGTTGCCTGTCTTCTGTTTATCGAACTGTTCTCTGATTGTCTCTGGATTAGATTGTGTCGACATGAAGAGAAAAGACATGACGCGACCGATTGTGTTGAGGTTTTGGGGTACTGTGAAATCATATCCATCCACAACCGCAACCAGAGTATCATAAGCAAGAAGAGATTTGAATGCGTTAGAGAGTGGTCTTGTTTTATAGAGAGAGGTTTTATCGCGTTCGTCGATTGTGTTGATACCTTTATAGGCATTGGTTCCACCGATAGTGGTGATAACACGATTACCTTTGGTTTTGTTTTTACTCGCCATCTCAGTGAGTTTTTTACCGTTCACTTCATAATAAGAAGGAAGAACCGGGCGGCCTTTCATACCGCGTTCTGTGAGCAGATCGTTCATATCGGTTTCATGATTGTAGTCGACCGGATTGACCTTCATATCAGTGACATCTATGAACTGGTGGTGCGCACCGATAAGACCTTGTTCCATGAGAGGTGCGAGATCTTCGGACGACTTATGTTCGTATGTCTTGATAGTACGACGCTGAGCTTGACCACGACTGATCTGAGAAGAGGCAAAGTTGTTGAATGGATCGTTTCCGGTCCACGGATCTAACTTCAACATGTACTCAAGGTCCATGCACCAGAAAAATTCTTTATCACCCGACGATGGCATCGCAGAATAGACAAAGAGTGGATATCCCTTTTCGGTGGTCGCACGGTTCTTGATCCATGCGATAGCATCCAACGGAGTCATGTTCGGAACAATGACTTTCATGTCCTGCACGGTTGTCTTATAGTCAACCACGATACGATTGGTGAGGTAGGTATCAGAGATCGCCTGAATGATCTCAACCGGCTTACCTTCGAATGACTTATTGACATTGATTGCGTTAGACTCGTACCAGATCTCTTCGATCAAGTGAAGTAGAACAACCTGTGTGTTCTCGTTGAGTCCGCGATTGATCTTCTCGATGATCTTATCGACGCGAAAGAACTTGTGGCAGAAAACTCCGATCGGATCTTCGGTACGACTGATCTTGACCTCAACACGATCGTTTGAACCGAGACCCATACCCGATAGAATGTCGGACGTATCCTCGATTGCGAGTAGACCCGTCATCCACGGTTTGTCCAAGTGTTCGAACAGATCAAGGTCAGACATGACTGTCTTTAAGTCTATCTTGACCTCTGGGTCCCAACTGGCAGTGATCTCCAAGGTGTCGAACTTGAAGATCGTTTCTATTTCTTGACTTGGATTACTCATGCTTGCAACGCGTCGACCACCGCACCTACGACCTGACGAATAGACTGGGGACGAATGACGGAGATCTGTTTCAATTGATTATTGGACTTGACATAAAAGTCATAGTGTGTCACGATGGTCTCAGATGGTGTTGGTTGTAGATCGATCCAACTGGTGATGACTTCACCGTCCTGTAGATAGTGGCGAGTAGACAGATACTGAGGGACAGATGACTGCGCCTCGACCGTCTCGATCTGTTCTCCGACCACCGACGTAATAGACTCTGGTGCACCGTCGTTCTTGAATGTATCGCTTGTTTCAATAACGAGTTGACCCAGATCGACGTTCTTATCAACAATGACACCGCCTGCACCAGATCGTTGACCTGTGACGATCTGACCGACCTTGAACTTATCGGTGATGTCGGTCGTCGTGTTGATTACGGTGTGTGGGTAGTCTTTCTTGACCTTGGCAAGAATCTCTAGGTCTGTGAGTGGCCACCCAGACTCACGTATTTGCGGATTGAGGAGATACAGAGTCCAGTGTAACTGAGGGTTATCATAGAGTTTATATGCAACGTGGTCTGGACGTTCGCCGTGTTGGATGTAGTAGTCCTGATAGAATGATGCGTTCTGACGAACCTGATCCACAACCTCTACGTATTTGGTTAGGTCTTGCGTAATCGCCTTTCCGCCTTCGAACTCATAAAACCCTACTGGGAAGTTTTTAAAATACATTAGAATCCCTCATCTCTGACATCTCTTGCGTTTAGTGCGACCTCTTCGCGGAAGGAGAGTGATAGATCATACTCGGATGCATATGCCCTATTTTCACTCTCACTTTCATGCCACGCCATAGAACTCGCATTGTAACTAGTACTGATCGATTCTAGTACGCATGTTTTGATTCTGGTCCCGATAGGTTTACCGTTAACAGTGAGTGTTATATTAAACAGATGAGGGTATTTGTAACCTGCGGAAATAGCTCCCGATTGTATCGATTCTGGATACGCATGTTGACGGAATCTTTTAATGATAGCCTCCACCTCTTTCGCTTCAATTTCTGAGACGGGTAGAAACTTAAACTGAAATTGAAACGTTCGTAGACCAACACCCTTAAACATTGCACGAGTATTCGGGTTGACTGTTACTGCTGAGGTCATCTGAAGAGCCAGATTCAATTCATCTGGTAAAAATTTTCCCATGATGCCCTTTGCATTACGGGCGATTGTAAGTTGTGCGAGATCTTGTCCGTTACCTGTCGCGTCGGTCAAAGAACCAAACCCCGTCTCAAGCATCTCCATGACCGATCCCATGAAACCTGCACCATTATTAAATGCATTTAATCCTGCAGCTCCAGTCATGCCAAGGTCTACGTTTGAATACTGTAATGCATCATTTGTTGCAAACCCTTGAGGAAGGTATATCTTGATCCCTGAAGTGACCGCAGTTCTTTCATAAGCAGTGACTACATCACTCCCGTCACTTGCATTTCTATTCGCTTCATCGGCCTCTAGTGCTTTACGCGCTTCCTCTACTTTTTCCGGATCACCTCCGACAGCAGCAGTAAACAAATCAAACTTACCCTTCAGATCACCTAGAAGATTCGGGAGTCCTTCAATGACCGTCCCTTTCTGTTCCTTAATCTCGAATTTAATACACGCCGGATATCTTCCCTCTCTGTGATAGGGATACTTTAAAGGCTTTTCAGTTGTCTCTGACATAGAAGTGTCTCGTGGTTCTATAAATATCGTTACACTATTTATACATGAAATCGATGAACCTAGTAGAAGAGACTAAATTCCTGACTGAGGGATGGGAGACCATAGAGGGTCACGTCCTGCCTGACAACAAGACGTGTCTGGCGTTTGCGAGTATACTATCTATGACGCAAACCAAGACCATCTTTGAGATCGGATTCAACTTCGGTCACAGTGCGTACACGTTCCTGTCTGTCGATCGCCATGTCCGAATACACTCCACAGACATAGGACAATACCCACATACAGAGGTCAATGCGTGGAAGATGAAGGAAAAGTTCAAGGGTCGATTCCAGTTCACTCAGTGCGACTCACACCAACTCATTCCCGACGACGTGTCTGGGTATGATATGATTTTCATTGATGGGGACCATACACCCAAAGGAATGATTCAGGACATGGACCTATGTGCCGATGCGGGTGTCGAGTGGATGTTGGTGGACGACTACGTCCGATGTATGGGTGACCTATATCCCAAGTCAGTCATCGACAACCAACTGGCCAGAGAGGACTTCCCATACCGCAAGGTGCGAGAGTTCTACTACCCCTCTACTGACCGACTCAACTGTATGGTCCTACTCAGACGTTATGAAAACGTATAAGGGGAAGTACAAACCCACCAAACCACAGAAGTACGCAGGCGACGTGAACGAGATCGTCTACCGCTCGGGGTGGGAGAAGTATGTGATGATGTGGTGCGACAAGAACTCAGACGTGGTCCAGTGGGTCTCTGAGGAGTTGGTCATACCCTACATCTGCGAGACCGACAAGAAACCTCATCGATACTTCGTCGACTTTGTGATCAAATATAAGTCCGGTCGTGTGGTGTTGGTTGAGGTCAAACCCGCCAAGGAGACTAAGAGACCAGAGAAGAAACAGGGAAAGTCCCGACAGACACTCATGACTGAGGGTCTCACCTACATCAAGAATCAGTCCAAGTGGAAGGCAGCGGTCGAGTACGCCAAGGATCGTGGGTACCACTTCGAGATCTGGACAGAGAACGAACTCACCGCAAAGGGTATCATGCCCAAGGCTGCGCAACGCGTCAAGTCCAAGAAACCCCTCAAAAAGATGCCTGCGTTCAAGAAACGCAAAAAACGTGTATAAATAGAGAGACAGGTTTTAGGACAAGGGTCTCATGTCTAAGATATTCCAGAACTTAGAGATACAGGCGTTCCGTGCGGGTATCACACCTCGTACCAAGGAATCCCGCAGATGGTTTCAAAACAAGATCAAGAACATGCGCAGTATCAAGCGTGAGGACTTGATGGATGAGGATCCACTCAAGAAGACCGGACAAGAGGTCGTGGGTAACATGTACATGTTCTTCTACGATCCCAAGTTCAAGAACGACCGAAAGAAACTACCCTACTACGATGCGTTCCCACTGGTGATTGTGGTGGGCCCTGCAAAGGACGGTTTCTATGGGTTGAACCTGCACTACCTGCCTCCGGTACTACGTGCAAAGATGTTGGATGCGTTGATGGATATCACCAACAACACTAAGTTCGACAAGACGACTCGATTCAGAGCGTCCTATCAACTCTTGACCAAGACCGCAAAACTTAAACACTTCAGACCGTGTTTTAAACACTATCTGAACAAACACGTTGAAGGTAAGTTCGCGTTAGTTCCCGCCCCTGAGTGGGAGATCGCAACATTTCTACCAACAGCAGATTTCCGATACGCGAGTAACCAGAAGGTATACTCCGACTCGAAAAGTATGATAGGCGACTAACGCATGGCAGGAATAGAACAACTAAAATCAAAGGTGAGTCTCAAGAACGGTTTTGCGTTCTCGCATCATTTTGCAGTAGAACTACCACCAATGGCAGGTATGAACGGGGACACCTTAAACGTCTTGTGTAAAGATGTGGAAATTCCCGGCAAACAGATACTGACCTTGGATAGGAACGTCGGAATCCAAAGCGAAAAGGTCGTAAATGGTTTCGCTACGTCAGATCTCAATATGTCGTTCTACATGACCAATGACTATGGTCCAAGAAAATACTTCGACAAGTGGATGTCAGACATGCTTGACGAAGAGACTGGAAATATACAGTGGAAGAAAGGACGGGACGGTAAAGAAGGGGGATTTGCAAAGACTATCACAATTCACCAACTGTCTAAACCACAGGCTCGTGTGGGATTTGATTTGGGGATACTTGACATAAATTTCGATTTATTGGGCAACTCTATATACAGTGTGCAATTAGAAGATGCGTTCCCAATAACGCAAAACGCGATCAGTCTGAATAGTCAAGGGTCGATCGTAGAACTTCAGGTGAACTTTGCGTACACCAAGTGGACGGTGAAGAAAGACGCGAGAGGTAAACTTGCGGACCTGATTGATGCTAATGTGGGTATCAATCTGGGCGGAATTATTTAATTATTAGGATACATTATGGCATTACCAAAACTAAATGACTCGCCGAGTTATTCGGTGACTATACCTTCGTCTGGGCAAGAAACGACATTTCGTCCCTTCCTAGTCAAGGAACAAAAGGCGCTACTGATAGCGTATGAGACACAGGAAAAACCGGACATCGTCCGTGCGATTGTTCGAACGATCCACGCGTGTGTGGAAGAACCTGTAACCAGTAAACTGACCACATTTGATGTGGATTACCTGTTCACCAAGATTCGTGCAAAGTCGGTCGGTGAGACCGCAGACCTCGTAATCTCCTGCACTCACTGCGGTGCAGACAACGAAGTCACCGTGGATCTGGACGGGATTGTGATGGAGGGTTCTATACAAGACTCTGCCATCGAAGTGACAGACACCGTGTCCGTAAAGATGCGATACCCGACATACGAGGAGTTCTTATCAAACCCTGTATTGGTTGAGAGTGAGTCTGTTACAGAAAGGATGATGGAACTACTAATCATCTGCATGGAAGCGGTACTGACCGAAGACGAAAGGATTGATCTAGTCGATGAGACCAAAGAGTCTGTTATGGAGTTCTTGGAGTCAATGACCTCAGAACAGTTCGACCGATTGTCAGAGTTTGTCAACACCGCACCAGCGATTAAGCAGGATGTCACCTTCAAGTGCACATCATGTAAGAAGAAGAACACCCATGAGTTGCGCGGTATTGATGATTTTTTTTAATCAACCTCTCTCATGACAACCTGATCAACTACTATCAGGTCAATTTTCAACTTCTTAACAACTTCAACTACTCACTGGACGAAGTTGAACGCATGATACCTTGGGAGAGGGAGATATACCTTCAGATGCTGGTGGATGATTTACAGGAGAAGGCAGAGCGAGCCAAACAACAAGGATAAAACATGGCGACACTTGACAACGTTACCGATACTCTGAACGCCCAGAACGCGAACCAAGAAAAAACGCAGGCGGAACAGACTGCTATACTGAACCAACTCGCTGCGAGTAACGCTGCGATCGTTGCAGAGATGGCGAAAAACGCTGCGGAACAGGCGAAACGCGATCAAGAAGCTGCTGCAGCGGCAGAAGCGGCAAGGAAACAATCAGAAGTTGACGCGATCGATGAGATAAACCGAAAGGAACTCGAAGAGGCTGAAAGGAAGCGTGAAGCTGCGCTGAAAGCGAAAGAAGCGTCGAAAAATGGTTCCGGTAAGCCTGGCATGTTCGGTAAGATGCGTAAAGGGATGGGTATGGGGCCGGGTTCCGGTCTGTTAGGTCTCGCACGTGGTGGTCTCCTTGCAGGTGCGTTTGGTACTGCAATCGCGTCATTTACGAGTGGTGAGAACTTCGCAAAGGCGGGCGAGATCGTCGGCAAGATCGGTGAGGGTGCAAAAGCACTGTTCGAGAAAATCGAGTTTGCAGTCCCTAGTGGTAAAGAAATCATTGACACCATGAACAGGGGATTCGGCGGAACCCTCGACGCAATCAACGCCGTACTTGACGGTGACATGGATGCGTTTACAGAATCGGTACCGCAACTAGGAACCACCCTCGCAGTATTAGGTGGAACATTCCGTAACTTCACCGGCACCATCAACAAAGGTCTTTTCGCAATGAGAGACAAGGTCGCTAATGCAAGCAAGGGGTTGATGAATAAGATTCAAGGGGACAAGGCAAAGAGTGCAGTTCCTCAACGATCTGGTATGGACGCTAAGCAAGTCCAGACTAACATGGCGAAGAACCTTAACAAAAAACAGTTAGCGGGTCTTGCAGAACGCGGATTAAAAGTCGGTACGGATGGTGCGATCACTGACTTGAAAGGTAAGGCGGTGTCTGTTGCAAAGGCAGATGCGGGACTGCGCGGTGTGACAGGTAGAGACTCTACGACAACCACAAACAAACAGGCGAAGGCAGACGCAAAACTCGCGGGTAAGAGCAAACCGATGAAGGGTCTATCCAAGACTGGATCATTCATCATGGGTAAACTGGGCGCTCTAGGGAAACGAATCCCTATCCTTGGTCAACTCCTTGCGGCGGGAACCATTGCATCGATTGTTGCAGGCGATGATCCAGCAGATGTTAAAACTCAAAAAGTAGCAGAAGCGCTTGGTGGTCTAGGTGGTGGTACTCTTGGTGCAATCGCGGGTAGTGCACTAGGTACTATGATATTCCCAGGCGTTGGAACGGTTGCCGGGGGTCTACTAGGTGGTTTTGGTGGTGCGTTCTTCGGTGAACAAATCGCCGGTGCACTGGCAAAGGCGATTATGGGCAAACCAGAGACACCGGATGAGATCTCAGAATTTGTCAAAGGGGCGGAAGGACAAGCGACCGTAGGGAACATCAAGACATCGTCTGGATCTACTGGATCGGGTGTGTCTGCGATACCACCTACACGAGGATCCCAGTTAGCCCAAGGTCAAGCGCAACTCGCACAAACAACTGCGGTCGGCGGTGGTACAACAGTGGTCGCACCGTCATCAACTACCAATAATATAGGTGGTTCTAATGCAATGGTCACTGGTGGTTTGACTCCAGTCGATCCGTTCTCGGCAGGTACCTCATAAGCATAAAAAAGGGGACTTCGGTCCCCTCAATTTTACTTCAGATGAGTTTCAATCTCAGTCATAATCCTCGATTTACTCCAAGACTTACGAACAACAATATCGTTCAGTTCAGCAGATTCAAGTAACTCTGCCTTGGTCATAGAATTAAGTTCTGAAACAAGATCTGGTACTTCTGGAGAAGGCGAAATGCCACCTTCTCCATTAGTCTTCTCAGGTTTACTTGAGACTGATCGATAAACCAAACCAGCCGCGACTAATACCGCAAGCACTAGAATGATGGTATTTGCATCCATTGATTAATCCTCCGCTGCCATCTGTGCAAAGTACGACAACGTATCATCTGCCTCTTCAGCAACCGCAGGAGAAACCGCAGGAGCGGCGGTGACGATAGTTGGTTCATCCGCAGTATTCCAAGGTGGTGCCTCTTCCGCAGTAGCAACTGCTTCGTTGCGTACTGTTGCACCCGCACCTGTAGCGAGACCCAATACAGTCTCCAACTTGGCCTTCAGGTCATCATATGACTTGAACCAGTTTGCATCGTGTGCATTAGGGTAGTTGGGAACGATGAACTCATTGAGGTCGTACAACGTATTGTAGATTGCTTCGAGTTTTGTCTCATCAGCACCAGCAAGTGGGGTCGGAGATTTGAAGTCTGACTTATCGTAGTTACGATACCCTGCAACGTTGCGGATCTTCAGTTCGAAGTCTGCACCACTCCAGAAGTCAAATACATTCACCGGCTCCTCGCCTGGGAATTCGGGTTGCATCATATCCATGATCTTGTCAAAGATCTTCTTACCGAACTCGTAGATGAACACCTTACCGTTGTTCGCTGGGTTCGCGGGATCGTTGATCACTTGGATATTTGTGACGTAGTGTAGACGACGTTTCTGACGACGTGCGGTTTCCTTGTCCTCTTCGATACCTGAGTTCCATAGGCGCGAGTTCAACTCACCGACTGGGTCGTTCTGACCAAGGGTTGTGAGTGATCGTTCGATGTACCACTGTCCGGTTGGACCTTTGAACGCGTGATCCCAGTAACGGACCCAAGGGAGGTCTTGACCATCTGCTGGGGGAAGGAAACGAATTACAGCGTAGCCGTTACCCTGTTCATCAACAGTTGGTTTCCACTTTCGGTCGTCTTGATACTTGTTGGTGTTGGTGGTCTGACCCGCCGCTTCTGTCGCAGCGTTGACCAATTTTGAGATGTCCATAGATTTGGACTTGAGATTTGCAAAAGACATAATATCTACCTTGTATAAACTAAAATATAAACTGAAATATGAAATCGCCTCTAGGGCATGTATATTTATACGTCAAGTGAGTTTTGCTTCGGTAGGAAGTTCAACTGACGCGCCTCATTCTCCAGATGCTCGACAATGGTCGGAGACAGGTACTTTTTGATATCCTCCAGTTCCAGACCATTCTTTTCACATAGGTGAACGATACTGTCCATGTAGGACATACGGTTCTGATAGACGAAGGTCTCGATCATCTGAGAGAATGACTTCTTAGTTAGGAAGTTTTCCTCTGGATTCTCGTTACCTTCAACCATTCAGTACCTCAATGTTAGTGACGTTGTCTACACGAAACGACCGCCACGCTTGTTTGTCGATTGCGAACGCACGTATCACAGACGTGTTTGCGAGTGATGTCGCAGACTCTGCCTGTTCTGGACGTGGCATATACTCAGTCAACAGGGTGCAAGGCATTACGCGTTCCTCACCGTTGACTTTTGTGAATGTCACTTCCAATACGTTGTTACGCAACTGTTCTACGATGTTATCATAGGACATTGTTGCCTCCTTAGAATCGTTCGAATTCTTCATCTTCAGATGGCTCATCTTCCTCATCACTGTGGACGAACTCTAAGAATTCTTCACTCTGATCGAGAACTGCGATAGTGTGTTCAAACGCTTCAAGTGTTTTCAGAACGTTTTCGCGTTCTGTATCCGACTCATCACGTTCCGCGTAAGTCTTACCGAACTCCTGTAAGAGTTCGACATATGCAATGCGCATATACTCACGTGTGATTAACTCCACATCGTTCTGTGGATACTGACCGAGATCGATCAGATTTTCGGGTTGTGTTACTGCCATTAGCTCCATTCCTCTGGTTGGACATTTGCTTCATAAACATCGGAGTAGTATGTTGCTACATACCGATCTGTGTCAGTCCAAGAAATATTGGACTTACAATCTTGCTCATCAAGAGCAATCACCTCACGCGCTAACTCATCGTTCGCACGTGAAACCTTACCACGCTTCTGAATCTTGAGCGCTGCTCGACGAATCATCGCGTATCGTTCTTCTTTAGAAACCTGCATAGTATACCTTATTCAATGGTGTGTGTCAAGAAAATTTATCGTACTGAAATCGAGCACGGTTTGCGATCATAAACAGATACTCCGTGTCCATGTGCGGATACTTCTCACGCAGAAAGTCGATCACCTTCGCCCAATCCACAGCCCCCATGAAGGTCTGGGCGATTGCGTGGTCGAGTGCTTCCTGAATGTACTGATCTTCGATTGGCATTACGAGTGTTCGTTGTTGGGGTAAAGAAGGTCTTGAGGGTAACCTCGTTTCTTCACCTCTTTCTTACGGTCGACGTGGGTGGATGGCCGATTGAATTTGTGCGAGTGCTTCGCTACCGGATTCGACCGCGTTGTAGACTTCTTCTTCATAGGAGTATGCCTCTAGTTCCCAAGGTTGATCAGCGTACTTGACGTTGACATATTCCTTGCCATCAAAAATATGTTTGTAGACGATCCCGTGTGCGTTCTCACACCATGTGAGACCAATATGTATAAGTCTCCCAGTGAGGATTTGTACCGCGTGGATCATCTCATGTGCGATATGCACCTTGACCTGATCGTCGGTAATCTCTCCATCCAGGCGGACGGTTAGGTCGACGCGGTCTTCAGTCCCGTCCGCCTCTGCGGAAAAATGGGTGATGTCCTCTTCCTCGAACCTGACCTTGACGTAACCACCAAGGCGATTAACACCCAGAGCCTCCGCAACGCGAAACGTGTAGTCCGACAATGCGAAACTGGGCGAGTTTTCGATCAATACGTTCTCTGCGACGTTCATTAGTGCACCGTTACTTCTGGAACGACTTCGTCAAACCCCTTGAGAGAATCGATCTCATCCTCAAGTGCCTCGCGAATCTCAGACTCAGTCATGCCGAGCGATTGCATACACTCGACCACAACCTCAGGCGAGATCATATCGTCAATCAACGAATCAAAAAGATCTCGAAGATACTCACCCACCTCACCACGTGCATACCATGCAGTCATCACTTAACTCCCATTTCCATCAATTTGTTCTCGCGGTAGTAGAACCCTGTAGGGGTCGACAACTTACCGACAAGGGCGAAGTCCTCTGCCTTGAGACGGGGCAAACCACCCTCCTCATCACCAAGGTTGTTGAACTCGTTAAGGTAGTCAACAGCGTCCTTCAGGTTATCGAAGGTCTCAGTGTATAGACGGTTAGTTAGTTGGGGTTTTGCTACAAATTCCATTACTTCTCTCCTTTCATTTCGTGGCAGTACTCTCTCTTTAACCACCACTTATACATTCCAAAATAATCGATTGAGGTGTAGTCGGGTAATCGACCAGTGATCCCCTCAATCTCTTCTCTATGTTCGAACCACTTCTGGCAACACCAGTGACGGAAAGTCATTACGCGTACCAACTGCGGTAGAACTCTTTGCCTTCTTCGGCAGGACTCGCACTTCGCACATCGTCGATCTTGATGTACTTACCAGTGATTCGCTTCTTGAACTCCTTACCGATGAACTCATCCTTGACGGGGACAACGCGGTCACTCATGAAACCTTCAGAACCCTCAACAGAGGCAACCGCGATCTCACGCAGAGTGACAGTCGCACCCTTCTTGGCGACAACTTGGTAGGCATCAATGTTGGTCTGTTCCCAACCCCAAGACGCGACGTAGATGTCACCCTCTTTTACAGACTCAAGGGCAGCAACCTTAGCGGCGGCACGAGCGATCTTGCGTTCCTCCTTCCACTGGTCAGCACGTTCGAGACCCGCAAGGAACTCTTCGATGTGTTCGAACATGCGAGCGACACTGCCGTATCGGTAGTTGAACTCAATCTTGTAACCAAGACGAGCACGTTTACTAGGACGAACACACTTCGCACAGATTCGCGCTTCATCGATCTCCAACTGGAGACCACGGGCTTCATACTTCTCAATCAAACTCATCATAATTAATCTCTCTCTCAACTCAATTTACACAGGTATTATATCAAATACTGGAAGATTGTCAACACTTTTTTGAAACTTTTTTATGTTAATTTTTCACAATAGACGGGTTGAATCTTCTGTTCGACGATCTCCATCGCACAGGGATCTTTCGCCATGACATGCCACATTATAGTGTCCTTGTGTTGTCCGACGATAGTGATATCAAACTCTTCACCGTAGATGTCGTACCCTTCAAAAGTCCACTCATAAAAGATGTTGGGTTCTCCCAGTCGTTCCACTAATCGTTCATAAGTTGCGTCGATGTATCCTTGCAGTTCCATTACCAATATTGCTCCACTAACTCACTCTCCAAACCATAGGCCTCATCTTCATCATAATCAACACCCATCGCAGCTTGACGCATATGAACCATTTCGTGCGCGATGGTGGTTGCCTGTTGGATCTCACTGAGATCCATGTTGATGTCGATGCAACAGACATCTGGATCATCTTCCTCTTCTGCTATGTAACAGTAACCATCTGCATGGTTGTCCAAGTACCGATCGAAGGTCACTAGAATATCGAACGGCGGTTCCTCCATTCCGGTCAACAAATGGTTAGCGACAGAAAAAGCAAACTCATTGATTCTTACAGAATGCGGACCTTCACACACTAAAACCATAACAATCTCCTCCCAACCAGAAATACCATTATACCTTATCTGAAAATAAACGCAAGCGTTTTCTTAGATTATTTTGGAATAAGGGGTACGTTTTTTACTGCTTTCAACCAAGACTCCGGATCCTTCGCTTTCGACGGGGTGACCCGCAGACCCTGCTCCTTAAAGTTCGCCTTGAGTATCGCGGCGGTCTCACGACCAAGAAACCTCGACACCAGTTTCAAGAGACACTCACGGAAGGTCACATGGTGGTGGTTGAATCCTGCACTGTGCGCCAGTTCGTGTAGGACGATGTACTTGTTGAAGTCGAACGCGGGCGAGATCTCGATCCACGACCCATGCGACCTACCCATAAACGCGGCACGACTTCCCATGTTGCGGGACTGGACGACCCGCACCTTGCCTTGGTAACGGGACACCTTCTCCCACGTCTTGGACGCGGTCACTTGTTTTACAAACTTCTCCACGTCTTTGAAGTCCTTTAGTGGACCGATCAAGTCGGGATGTTCAGATTCGAGTTTCCACTCAGCGGCATAGGTCTTACCCTTCTCGCTGTCGCGTTTTGGTAGGATCGTCTTGCGACGATAGTAGTCGGAATATTTGTGGGCCTGACTTGAAGTCAGACCCGCGTTCAATGCTCTGCGGTAGGCAGTCTGCATTATTTCTTTCTCCTCGTAGTCGTCTTCTTCTTGACCGGCGTATTCTTAGTCGCGGCCTTATTACGGGGTTTTCTTTTCGGTTTCGGTTCCTCTCTCGGCCAGTCTTTGGACAGGAACTCCTCGATGGTCAGACCGGAGTTGTCGAGTATGTCATCGAACCTCTTCTGGTCGGACATGTCCCACGAGTTGTTAATGAACGATCCGAAGTGATCCATCACCATGTCCTGCATTCTCAAATCAGCATCCGATGTCTTGGATGGTGGCTTGTCGAACAGGTAACGGATCTTCTTAGTCAGATTGATCTTGACGATTTTAGGCACAGGTCTCCTTATGCTATTCCGTGAATGATACCGATTCGTTTCTCTTTGTTGACGATGACCGTCACAGTTGAACCGACAGAACGTTCAGGTTCACCGACCGCATCGAGGTAGGTGAGTTCCTCGAACACTCGTTTGCCATACTTGGTGAACTCTACCAAGTAGGTTCTCCAAATCCAACTCTCAGTATTGTGACCCACTTTGGTCGGTCTGAGAAACTTCTTACAAAACTCGTTAAATTCACTCATTACGCACACTCCTCTATGATTGGGTTTGCGATCAGATAAACACCGACCGCATCAGGACGATCGCACTCAGCATACTCACTGACAAGCAGTCGGTACTTCGCATGATACTTGAACTCACCACTCTCTAACATCACGACAACCTGTTCACCACGGTCAATGATGACCTCAGCTTCTTCGACAGGGTACATTGCACCGAAAACATATTGAACTTTACGACCTTTCAGATTTTCCATAACATCTCTCCTCTCATTCAACAAAGACATTATCGCATATGTTTTGAAAAAATGCAAGAACTATTTTTGTTAATTTGTCACAAAGTTAAAAATAGGGGATCGGTCCACATACCTGTCAGTCGGAATCTTCGAAAGACCGACCCCCTCTAGAACTATTGATCAACGAATCCGTAACCGCCACACATGTAACAGTCTTCGTCTTCGTAATCGTCGTACCCGTAACCCGAACACTCTGGACACGTCTCATCAAGATCTTCGTCTGAGTAGTCGAACATGTCTTCGGTGTTTTCCATCGTCATCAACTGAGGATTGTAAGTCACCATCTTGGTGGTCATCTCTACAATGCGATCGATTGCAACGTGAAAGAGGTCACCGTCATAACTGCCTTCATATAGACGACCCGTGGTGTAGGGCAAGACGTACTCAAACAACTCTCTATCAATCGCGCTCTTCTCACGCAGGAACTTCAGGGCACCAGATGTATTGTTACCCATACCGTTGTTGTAGAAGTCGTAACGCAGACGACCTGCAGCACGGATCATTTCGCCAGCGACAGTATCGGCTTTACCTTCACGGGGAACTAACTCCTCCCAGATTCTTTCAAATGTGGCACTCATCACAAACTCCTTAGTAGACATAGGGTTCAACGGGATGACCATCGGCGAGTTGCATCGCAGCGTAAACGAACATCCAGAGGATTGCTTGACCGAAGATCACTTCGGCAACTCGTTGGGGACTAGCGGGTTTAATCTTAATCATCTTAAATCACCTCCACACGGTTATCAAAATCACGACCAGCCATCTCAAAGGGGACATACATGATGCGACCCACACGTTGAATGTCGTGTTCAACGGAACCCGTCACAGAGTCCTTGACGAAGACGGTGTAACCGTCACAGACGTAGACCTTGCGAGGAGCGGTGTGGTGGGGTTTCGCATAAATCGGGCCCTTCTCAAGAACCTCACCCACGAGGTAAGAATCGGGACGATCGGACATCGGTTCAAAATCGTATGCTCGGATCATGTCTCCGACGTTCGCAGTGTTTTCAAATTTCATCATAATCTCTCTCAACTCAACTTTATGTGGACATTATATCAAATCTGAAGAAGAAGTCAACACATTTTGAAAACTTTTTTATGTGAATATTACACAATTATCGACGCATAGACGCAAGGTCTTTCATCTGTTGTTCGTCGATCACTGGAACAGCGTTCGACTTGTGCATTGTACCGATACCCTTGACTAGGGTGCCTGTGTACTTCTGTGGTTCTACCTTTGCGGTAGATCCTGACATCGAATCACTAGATGGGATATGAACGTCCGAACCTCGATAGGTATACGAGGGCATCGATACCGTGGATTTGAACACCTTCTTCTTGGTCTTACCCCAAGCGTTGTATGTCTTCTTCCGTCCACTAGTGGTATGTCGCATTGATCCGTAGATCATTCTTCATTCTCCACAAAAATTTTAAGAGTACGGTCATCATCTTGCAATGACATACGGACAGACTGTCCCTCATTTAAATAGTTGGTGTAACTTCTACCGTCGTCATCGATGACTTCAACCCGATTGACCTTGCTTAATAAATGATTCTCCACAAAAAGATCCTTCTCCATTCTACGCAGTATCAACTGCATAGCACCTAACTCTGTCGTAAGGAAATGCAACTTAGTGTTGGGTGATGTGTTGTCAATAGGAAGATCACGGATCCGTCCCATCACAATATCGATCTCTTCCTTGATGATCTTAAGCACTTGTTCTTTCATTCTTTACCTCGAACCATTGCGGCACTGGACGGTTAGTCCACACCATTGTAAACCGATCCTGTTTGGTCTGATAGAACGCACGATACGACTCTACAGGATCATCCATCATACACTCCGGATTGGAACCCATAGCGAGTTTGAACGGAGTGCGTTCCACCTTGGGTATATTTGCCGGTGGAGTTTGTAGTGTATCACGCAACAGAGTGTCTGTCAAGTGACGTTTACCGTAGCGATACATATACTCATCACAGAGCGCGACGAAGTGTCGGTAGTGCCAGATGTAGTTGCATATGGATTCCATTGTCCAGACCGTGCAAGGATGTCCGTGGTGGACAGCCTTGTATAGGACATTGTCTAGTGTCGGATGATCGTAATATTTGATCATGGTCTTGCCAGACTTGGATGGTCTGCGGTATACTTCACCGTCGAGCATTCGGTGTGCAGTTGACAACATTTGCGCCGATTCGACGATCATCTTTACCACGTGTTTGTCGCACTGTTCTTGTGCCGAGATCACGGGACTCTCGTTCAGTATAAATATGTTCATGATTATTGGTATCTACTCTCCCCATTGGATAGAGATATTTTACCACCTAAAATACGACCTGTCAACACTTTTTTTGTATAAATATACCGTATGGATAATGAACTTTTTGACTTTGGTTTCACCCTAGTCGACGAATCAGAACTCGAATCTGCGCAGAGATTAGAGTCTGTCGAGTCTTCAGTCGATGAATACCAAGCGCGCTTAGATCAACTCTACAACGCGATACAGCCCTTGCTAGCAAACTTGAAGATGTCTCCCGATAAGGAATACATCCTATGGCCGGATCGCGTTGAGAAGATCGAAAAATTTGAAACACACATTCAAAACATTTACAAGGGAAACTAACCAATGTTTTTTAACACAAAACTAGAAACCATTGTTCGTAAGCCTGGGTTAGAACAGACTGTATTCGGCGGCGAGAAAGAACAAGTCGCACGTGATGTCAACGGCGCAATGAAGTCGTGGACACAGTCAGAAGGTACCTATGTACGTTGGGCAGATGAAGATGTCAACGTAGTAGAAGAGGGCCTAAACCGTGCACCGATGTTCTGTAACATGATCGCAAATCGCGGTTACTCAAACATCCTTTTCGTAGGTCATCACCAAGCATCTCAGTCACACTGGATGCTAGATCAATACGCTGGTCGTATGATCTACGTGATGCCACCAGAACGAACTGGTATGCACACATTCCCAGACATGAACATTGTCGCACAGTTCATCCCATCGTGGTGGAAGTGGGCAAAGTACGATGCAAGCATAACAGTCATGGCACCACCATCACCTTCAAATCAAGGTGCAATGCACGGTGCAGTTTACCCATCGATGGGTCTGTCAGAAGAAATGATGCCTTGTTCGGCTCAGTACCAACACGGTATGGATTCATGGGAAATGAACGGTTCGACTTCAGAGAAGTTCGACGCAGTAGTATTCTTGGGTGTACCAATGGCACATCCAGAAACAGGATTTGAAGAAGACCAAGTACGTGAGACTTTCGCGCCTTACTGTACAGAGGACTTCGACATCATTGATATTTGGTATGGTGCTCCATCGCCTAAGCGTTGGATCAACGGCGACGAGCAAGACTCTTCAGTAGGCGTTGAGGAAGCATTTGCGGTAAGATCTATTTGGGATGGTGATGTTCAATCTCAGGGCGGCCGCCCAGAGGAAGAGATGATCATGAAAGATATGGTCAAAATCTTCTAAAACTTACCCGACAAGTAAAAAACCAAAAAAAAGGGGACTTCGGTCCCCTTTTCTTTTATATGAAATATAGTATGAGTCCAGCGACACCACACCATATGATTACATTAGGATAGTCTTCCCAACAGTGTTTACAGTCCACTGCGGTATACTTGATAAAATCTAAGACGTACTTAACCTTCTTCTCCATTCGCTTTCAACACCTTGCACGTTACGTTCGGTCCCGTTGCGAGTTTGATATCTGTGTGGGTATGATACAGATAGAACTCGACCTTCTCGAACTCTCTGAAAAATTTAGACCAGATTGGTCGCCAGTTCCCTGCCATTCGATGTTTGTTAGATAGTCCCCTATCACTGGTCAAGAAGTTGTCACTGTAACTTGATAAGTCTAGATCAAACATTGCATCGAACCCATACATATGGACTTCTGTTGCCTTCATCTTACGACAAGCATAGTCCGTTGCCATGTGACCACAAGAGTAGTTTGTTGCTGCCTCTTCTACTGTATGGCCTGGGAGTTGTGCATACGCAGGGATGTGCGTATGAAACCCCTTGATGTTTTGGGAATATTTCAGATAGAACGTGGTGTTTCTCTCTACCCAAAGGCGTGGACGGGTTCCTAGAATCCAATCGTATTTGTCCAGATTGCATTTACCGTCTTGTAAGGCATTCATCATCTTGAAGTCGACCATACATGACGCAAAGACCTTTTCAGGTTTTAAATCCACTGGTGGCATATTACATACCAATGTCTCTCCAGGCGTTCTCTTCGAAAATAACGCTGCGCCTGGCCCGTTACCTAAAATATTTACTCTTCTGCTCATCTCTGACCTTCCGGATGATACGAACCATAAATGCAGTGCATTAGTTCGTGACCCCATGTTTCCATCTCACTATAGTCGCGTGAACCGTTCGGTTCTACGACATATATGTCACACCTTTTGACCTTAGTTAGGTCGCCTTTTGGATGTACCCATTGAGCGAGACCTTCCACCTGTTCGTCATCTTTTCGTTTCAAATACTTGTTGAGTTGACGTTGTGATGAGAATGTCTGAACTCGAATGTCGACATATTCCCCCGTGATATCGTGTGTCTTGTTGAGTGGTGACTGACTTGGTTCACACGAAACCAATAAAGCCGCCAAGACTACCGTACCAATTATTTTAATATTCATACCTGACTGCGTGTCCTTCGATAGTGAGTAAGGTATTCAGATTTTGTTGACCCTTGGGCGTGTCTATAATGATCTCACCTAGTATGCGACCAAACTTGCCCTTGCCGTCCTTGTGCGATCTAAGGGTTACTTGAGATCCGTTGGGAGCCATACGTTCGACATAGTCTTTCGCGGCCAAACCCTTTTGCTTTTCTTGCAGGTTTCTTGTTCTGGACTCGAACGCGTCGATACCAAAGAGGCGAACCCTTTGATTAGCGTATACGATACCAAACCCAAGATCGATATCAAGATCAACAGTATCACCATCAACCCACCTGCGAATAGTCGCACGATACTCATACATTTATTCCGAATCGGGAACAATCGTGTAGGCAACCTCCAAGATATCTTGATACTCGGCGACCTGTTTCAACTCTTGTTCCAGAGCCTCCATTACGTCTGAATGTTCACCGATACCCGCTGGATTTTGTAAGTAGACCTCCACGTTTGCTTTGTGTAGGGCGATCTTACCTTTCATATGATCGATAGTCGCATCAATCATACGATTGCGTAGGGTTTTCATAATATATCCTTGTTAAATTTGAGAGCGTGCCTTCTCGACCGCTCGTGACCCGAACCAAAATGAGATGATCGCAGCGAAGATTGCCTTTGTATCATCGTCCCATAATGTGTTTAGTGCCTCTGACATAGGTATGCCATTAGCGAGCGCCTCTTGCATCAACGTGAATTCGATTGCTGCAAATAGACCGAAGAAACAGTAGGTGATCACTGGTCGCACAGACTTTTGTAAACCAGAGATAAACCCTGTTCCCTTCGTGATGGCGATGTCGTGTTCAATCAACGCCTGTTGTTCTTTATGTAGTCCCATCTCACGGAACTGCTGGATCTCATGGTCGTAACCTGCCTTACGCAGTTCCGCCATCTTCTCCATCTTTTTGAGTTCGAACTCCATCGCCTTCTTCGTCTTGAAGTGGTCGGTGATGGCGGGCGCGATCGAACTACCGAACCCCAATATCGAACCTAAAATTCCACTAAGCATATGTACTCCCCATCATCTGTCTGATTTTTTCATTCCCCTTGTGACCCGTGTGATGGATTACAACAGGATCTGGTACTGCTATATTATCTATATAGTCGATCCTTAGTGTATTATATTTATGCGGGAGAGGGTTTATCTTACCTACTTTTTCTATCGGAGTGAGCATATAATGCAGCACCTCTTGATCCCCTTGATCGGGGTCGGACTCTGTCTTTTCCTTCCACGCACGTAGTACCTCATTGCGGTCAGTCATGACTACACCTGAGTTGAACCAATCTCCGTTTTCCGGTCTGCGTGTAGTCCAAGGGCGATCCTTGACCATATTCAGAACATTAGGTTGGAAGTGATCCCAGATGTCGTCGATCTTTCCGTTGATCTGACAGTCGGTGTCTAACCAACAGACACGTGTTGACATCTTAGTAGCTACCCATATCGCACGAGGTTTCTTGAACCATCCCTCGACGGGTGAGTCAAATGAAAAGACCTGCATCCGTTTCATGTAGGTGGGGTGTTGGTGTAGGTGACTCAACATCTCCTCCGACATACCGAAGTCTGCGATCAGAAGAGGGACACCAGAGTACCGCTGCCAGTTCTCAAGGAACCAAGGTAACTGCCACTCCGTATTGGAGTCACATCCTGTCAAGTAACACTTTTTGTATCTCACTAGTAACATTTCCTACGCCAAAAAAAAGACGGGTAGGTTTCCCATCCCGTCTTTATATATCACACTACTAAACGATTACTGTTGTGCTTCCCACTCGTTTACTAGTTCTGCTTCTTCTGGAGTCAACCACTCCTTCCAGATACCGACGCGTTCCATTAGGTCTTCACCTGTTCCCTCACGGCAACGGCGAATACCTGAGTCTTGGACGACGACATCGATCATGTCCTGATCGATTTCTGCCTTTGGAGCACCGAAATCTTCACGGTTTGCGTTGTCTTCACGCGGTAATAGTGCGTGTACTAACTCTGCCATGAACTGGTGTGGATTTGCGACTGCGTTTTCATATGACCACTCTTTCGCAGCGACTACGTTGTTAGACGCTTCTACGAAATCTGATAGCATAGAGAAACCCATTGGACCCTCTGCGAACTCAGTGAATGACTGATCTGGTGCATATGTCTTCCAGTTACATACCATTACGTCTTTCCAGTCACGTGTGACTTTGAAGATCTGCGACGTTGATAGTTGACCTGAAGATAGGTCTTCTAACATTTGATCGCCAGACATGAAGTCTGCGTCTGGAGTGCAGCCCAGTGATGTTGCACATACTGGCTTCTGGTTGACGTGATACGCGTGCTTTGCGATTTCTAGGTTAGATCCGGTTTCAACACCGTGACAGTTACGAACGTACATCCCATATAGGTTTTGGAAGTAAGTGTTGCCTGAAGAAGGCGCGCCGACCATCCAGTGATCGTGCATCGAACGCATAGTTACTTTAGATGCTGGATTTTCCATTGTAGTATTTTTCCTCGTTAGAATTCTAATGGACTTGGAGTGCATATATCTGGCCAGAGATCACTTCCAAGTCATATTATTTATAAAAAAACCGGACGCGAAGTCCGGTTTCTGAGTATTATTTCTGTTCTTCTTTCCAGATAGTCCAGAGTCCATATAGGACGCCTGCGTATGCGACCATACCGATCAGTGATTCGAACAGAATGTAACTACCACAAACCGCGACAATGACTGTCCCGTCCCATGTAGTACGTTCAACAATACGTTCATCGAACCATTCTTTTGCTTTTGCTACCCATACTGTTAATTGCGTAAATTCCCACATTACTTGTTATCCCTGTAGTCATTGAGTGTGAAGTTTGTTCCGTGCATCTTCATGAGATCACGTTCGTGATTAGTATAGACCAGAACCTCTGGGTCGTCGACTAAGAAGTCGCAGTCCTTACAGAAGCCTGGATATTCACCTGTTCGGTGTTGCTCTCGTAACTCTTCGTATGCCTCACCGAAGAAGATGTCTTCGATAGTGTCGTCTTGACAGTGTCCAAGGACCGCTTCCTCATCACGTCCCAGTACCTGACAACAAGGGTGTACAGCACCGTGTTTACCGTCAAGACCTCCAGCGCGTATAACAACATCTGGACTAAATGGTCGTCCACAGCTTTTCACCTTACCTTTTCTTGCGTTATCACCAATCTCATATGCCCCTGACCAGTTGTGCATCTTCCAGATTTCTGTCTTGACACCCAACTCTTCGACCAGTGCTTTGTATTTATCGAGTTCTTCATCGATGTTATCGTTGTCGGTGATCAAGTGATACGTCGACACAACACAGTCAGACCCCGACTCGTTCACGTATTCTACCATCTCTTGAATGTTACTTTTAATTTGTGCGTAGTGTCCACCCACAGCGTTGTACATCCATTTGGTGTAGTCTTGTTCGTCTGATCCAATGAATGAAAATCGGTAGAAGTCCAGTCCCGCGTCAACACAGTCACGCATGTACTGACCTTCCATCTTGAATCCGTTAGAGAAGATGAAACACTTCGCCCCATACTTCTTTACTACCTTGATGTACTCAGGTAGATTCTTTGCCATCGTCGCCTCACCGGAACCGTCAAGGTTCACGACACGGAGTCCGTGCTTCGCACAGTCTGCAACGTATCCCTCGAACTCATCGAGTTTCATGATGCGTCGGAATCCCTTGTGACGACCACCCTCACGTAGGTCTTGCGGACACATCGAACACGAGTAGTTACATCCACCCGCGACCTCGATGACCGCACGGTCGATCGTAAAGGTTTCTCTAGTCATTTCCATAGTACTGCCTCATTCTGTTTTCATAGTCCACTGCTTTATCCTTAGTGTGTCCCAACAGATCTCCCATATTGGATAACCACCACCAAGGGTTTTTCTCGGCATACGATACGGTTGGATTCATCCGTAACGCATTCGGTGTATGATATTTAGTCACTCCTTCACCAGACACTACCGCCATCGGTCGTGCAAAGTTCTTGGCGATGTAGTGCCAGATACCGTCATAACAGATCACCAGACGCGAGGTGGATATCAACTCCATCGCCTCACGCACGGGTGTGCGATATCCCAACTCGTAGACATTGAACCCCATCATCTTGAGGTCCATGATCAGGCGTTCCCAATCCTCGTTGGTGAACTGTCTCTTCCACGTGCGAGGTTTCTCTGCGTTCCACGTCGGTCTCCATATGACTATACGGTCCTGAACGATATCTCTGAATGCGTCCTTACGAAAAATCCAGTCGTTGTCGGGGGCAGTAGATCCGGTCGCGTCGTTGTAATAACCGCTCTGAAACCAGAAACGCGCCTTTTCGATGCCGTGACTCTTCGCGGCGATTCGTCTCTCACCATTGGGGTCGGTGACGATGTCGTCCGCAAACTTCCAGTGTTTGTATCGGCCGTCTGCGTTGAAGATGTGGTGGATCTCGATGCGATCCTTGTCGTGGTAGAAGTTGTGGATGTAGTCACAACGTTCGATGATGGTCTCTGGGTCTTCGAAATGGTGTAGGTAGTCCTCACCGTGCTCCCAGTGAAACTCTAGGTTTATTTTAGAAACGTTTTGATCAGCGGCATACTTGTGACACGAGTTCAACGCCCACATGAAATCACCTACTCCGGGCGTTCCCCTCCAAGTCACAAGTTCCGATGCCATTAGTTCGTCTTAATACTCTTTACTTTACGTGCTGACCCTGTTGAGGTATATAGACCAAACCAAGCTGCCCCTGCTCCGACGACTACGGAGATCAGACCCGCCTGTGATGCGTTAGGTTCTGGGATTGTCATGAACCATTGTACTGTCTCGATGAGTAGGTATAGGTAAACGCCGATGAATGCACGAGGGAAAAGTCGGTATGCGTCTAGTACGTCCGCGAACTCAAGTAACGCCTCAAAACGACTTGGGACTACTTCCTTCTGGGTGGTGTCGAACTCGACCTCTAATTCTAGTTTCTTCTTGATTGGTGCTGGTGTTGTTTCTTCTGTCATGAGAACCTCTTTTGTATCCATCTGTAGGCTGCGTATATGGACAATCCATAGAATGCAAGGACACTCATCGGTAGACCGATGTAGATCAGATCCCACGGATGGAGAAACAACATCTCCCAAGTGACATTGATGATTGCCTGCACGTCACTTGTTTTCGAAACATCCGTCATATCCATAGCGAGGTCGTATTCATCAACTATGCCATTCCATGTTTCGATGTCCATACAGACCAGATCTTCTGGACAGATAAATTCTTCTTCCATCACTTCACCTTGAAATCTTGGGGATCCCCGTTGATCAGTTCCTTCGCCTTGTCTTCCCAAATAAATGGTAGTAGACCATGCACAAAAGACACAAACGCGATCGTCCACGCTCTACGTAAATGTTCGAAGTAGTTAAGACCTACGTCTTTTAGATGACCCATATCAACCCTTATTGTTATTAAAATGGGGTGCCCGAAGGCACCCCGAGCGAAGTTGGGATCAAGTGCCTAGAACACTTTCACCTCATACTTCTGTTCCCACATCTCGGCGTCCAGTTCGTCATTAACCATAGGACGACCTCGAATGTTGAGAGAGGTATTCAGGAGCATTGGTACTCCTGTTCTATCGTAGTACTCTTCGATGATCTTACGGAACACCGACTCACAATCCTTGCGCACAATCTGCACACGCGCAGAACCATCTACGTGTGTGACAGGTGCGTAGTCATGCTTCGCCCACGAAGTGAACTGCATGTACTCGTTCATCGGCCCGTCAAAATACTCCTCCGCATATTCCTCTAGAATTGCAGGAGCGAACGGACGGTACTTCTGTCTGCGCTTAATCGTATTAACCGTATCCTGTACGTCGTACCTTACATCAGCGATAAGAGATCGGTTGCCAAGAGCGCGAGGCCCAAACTCAGCCCTTCCATTAGCAATACCACAATACCGATGTTCAAGCAGATGATCAACGACAGCGCTGGGATTAATAGGAGTTGTAATATCGTATCCCGCATATGGACTCCAAATAAGTTTATCCTTACCTGTTGCTTTTGCCCATGAACGTGCGGCAGTACCTAGACCTGAACCAGCGTCCGTTGGTGATACTGCAATGTGCACTTCGTCGAACAACTCAAACAGACGCGAGTTGATTACGACATTTTGTGCGCACCCCCCAGAGTAACACAACTTCTTACCATATTTAGACGCCTCGCGCATTATACCCATGATTGCATAATCTGCGAAATCTTGAACGGCACGTGCCGCAACCTTATCTTCTACCGCGAGAATTTTTTTCCTGAACGATGACCTCCACTCTCGACGTGCGATCTCGCGAGGTGATGTCTCGATACCGACTGAGATTCCTTGTGCGATCTCTGGCGCAATGTCTTCAAGGTTATCATACCAGTCGATTAACCACTGAGTGATTGACCAAGACTCTTCATCGGTCTCATGGTATGCGGATAAACCCATGACGACATATTCGTCTTCCAGTGGACGTAGACCTAGAATCTTAGTTGCAGTAGTATAAACCAAACCGACCGACTTTGGGTAGTGCCACTCTTTGATTAGGTTGAAGTTGTGATCCATGATGGTCGCTGTCTGTAACTCACCGACACCGTCGATCGATACCAGAACGGTATCCTCGGTTGAGTCCCAAGGTCGCGTGTAGAATGCGGCAGCACAGTGTGACTCGTGGTGTAAGTGGTTGACATCGAAAACTTGCGCGTTAGGGATGATCATGCGGTTGAAGGTCTCTTCCGCAGTTTCTGGACGATCTTCAAGATGTGAAGTGTCTCCCTTGACATCGATACCGCCACGCATATCAAACTTGAGTGTTTGATCCTCGTAGAATGATAGGTGGTCGTCTTCTCTAACCATATCCCAGAGTTCTTCTGGTAGGTGGGCGTCGTTTTTCTTTTTGGAGTAACGTTCTCCGTGTGTTGCGAATTCGACGGTACCATCTTCGTTGATGATCGCGAATCCCGCATCATGATAATATTCACTGTAACCGACAAATCTCATGAGTGTATCTCGTAGTTAATGACTTAGTTATTTATATAAAAAAGGGGGGTCTTCGAGACCCCCCGACATGCTACCTTGAGCGGGAACTTACTGTCCTAAGACGTAGTCATATATATCCTTCCAGTTACGCATCAATGGGAACTCACTGTTCTGATTGTAACCGTGTGACATTACTACAGACTCAAGACCTACCTTCGCACCGGCGACGGCATTCTCTACCTTGTCTTCTACCCACAGGCATCCTGTGTCGCGGTAGAACTCCAACTCTTCGTCTTTGTCCGCACCAGTGTCGAGATAAACATACTTCTCGAAGACGGTTGGGCCAAATAGTTCTTGGAGATTCTTTGTGCGCAGGTGTTGCGCGTATTCGTCGTTACTCAAAGAGGTGATTGCGTGAAACACGTAACCGTGTTCTTCGTGCAACTTACGAACGTACTTGATTGCGTCACGGAGTGGTGGTATCTTTCGAACCGTCGCACTCTCGTTGAACATGCGACAGAGTCGTCGCTTCTCGTTGCGTTCCAGACCGTACATAACTCCTACGTCGTATACTTCTGGGTTCTTGATCATATAATTGTGACGTTTCATCCACTGTTGAAATGCGTACATCCAATCTAACAAGACACCATCACAATCAACCAATATCACTTTGTCCCTCACGGGGCGACTCCCTCCTCTCGAACGTTTTGCATAATAACATAGACCTCACTGGGTGTCAAGCCCTCATCATACAGAGCAACCTGCATGTTTGCCCAGTCGGGCGCATACTCGGTTCTGTAAATATAGTGAGTGACGATGTCGTCGATTTTGATTTTCATTTCTTTGGTCATACCACCTTGCCCTCTCGTATAAATTTATCGGCGTGCCACTCCAAATCGTGGCGATTCTCACCGAACTTCACAGCTACTGATAGACCGTCTTGATACATCACTAGACGATACTCATATTTGTCGGTCGGTGCCTTATCGACTACCGCACGACGACCATGTTTATGGTTTACCGCTTCGTACACCTAATTCGCCCATGCATTCACGTGTGCGAACTCATCTGCCTTGTCTACGAATCGATCATAGTTGTCACCCAACTGAGTCATTACAACAGAGTCAGCATCGGTGTCGATCATATACAGGGCATATGTTCTCTTAGAACCCTCCAGTGTCTTACGTATCTCAGACGCAATACCCAGTTCGGCGTTCTCTACTCGATAAAGTGTTTCCATTTCAGGTCTCCGTTCTCTCACTTCCAAGTCTATACTATACATGAGAGTGGAGTGTTTGTCAACACTCATTTTAAAAATATGTTGGTATTATTCACAAAGAACTCCTATGGGAATAATGATCTGTTAAACCTTACTGAGTCACCTTCTCGTTGCGTTCTGTATCTGCGATCGTTCCAGTGACGCACCATGTCCACTTTCCATTCACCACCAGTGTAGTGACAGAATCGTGCCTTATCAAAAAACTCCTCTTCGGTTGCGTAGTGGGGGGAATCGTTCCACGTCTGGTCGATGGTCTCGATGTCGAAATCGTGTTTCATCAACTGCGCAGAGATGTAGGGCTGGTCGTTCATGATGGACATGTGGAAGTCGCCTGTGTAACACCACTCTTCCCAAGGAAGGAACAGTTCACGTGCACGTAGACGCGCTTCTTTTGTCCATAGGACCACACCCGTATTCATGATGGTTATCTTGGAAGGACGATTGGGTGGCATCACTGGGACGATTGGGCAGTCGTGTAGGGAGAACTTACGACAGAAGTTATCGTAGGTATCGCCGGGCCCGTCCCATGAGTTGTAACCACCACCGGAGGCAGTGACGAAATCTGACTCTAGAACACCATAGACATCCGCGCCGGACTCCATGAGGTCAAAGATATTTTCGTCAGTGTTGACGACGATGTCTGTGTCCGCAAACAACAGGTTATCGTATTCGTCAAAGATAGGGTCCAACCAGACACGTGCGCACTCGTGTAGTAGGGATGTCGAACATCCGTGACCTTCGGTCGCTACGCGTCGGTTGGAGTAAATGTGTGTTGCGCCGATTCGTTCTGCATACTTCTCGAACGACTCGCGTGAGATCTTGGCGACCTCTTCGTAGAGAGAGGAACGAGAACCGTCCCACCCTTTGATACCACCACGTTTGTCGACTTCCTTGGACGTGATCATATACTGAAAGATTACATTTTTAGACATTCTCTAACCTTGTCATAAGTCGTTCGGCGCGGTTGCCTACTTGACGATACCATCTCGAATCGCGACCTTCAACAGCCGCATTCTTGTAGTCACCGTGTTCTAGGTGACCATTCATTTTCTTGAACTTACTTAGTCTTGGTCTACCAAGGTTGAACATCATGTTGACCAAGATCTCCTTGACCTCGCCTGGAAAACAAGACCACATGTGTCCGTATAACATACCACACTCTCGCAAGGCGATGTCGAGATCTGTTTCGAATGCCTGTGCAACCCTTTCTGCGGAAACCGGCGTTCCGACTGGACTTCCGTACTCGGGGTCACTCTTTGTGATGAGATGTCCAACACCGAACGTGGGATAGCCGAGATGGTCGTTGTAAACCTCATACACTACTCCTTCGTCAATTTTTAACTGTTCAAATACTGCCTGTCTATTCATTTCAAAAACGACTGTGTCTGATTCACCGATGGGCAGTATCTTATCTACAAACTTCGCCCACAGCGAACGCATAGTCTCTCCTATAGTTTGACCACCAGTGCGGTTAGTATTCCCGCAAGAAGAACATTAGTCATCAACAGTTCTAGTGCTAGGATTGTGTGGTACCAGATCCAGCGAGTCTTATACGCATTGTCCACGGAAATATCTTCCGGATCTGGATCTTTATCTACTTTATTCACTTTCCCATACTTAAACCAATTTGAAAAACTCATGTGCTTCCCTACACGTTTATGGTGTTGTCCTTACCGGACACTTCTTTTATTTGTTTTAGTTTGTCGGACCAATCACGACCCGCAATCGAGTGCGCATCCCTTGTTCCTGACACCAATTTGGGAGCGGAAGACGAACTGTGATATCGTTCGTATTCCGGATGATCAGCCTTCCACTGATCGTAATCGGATAACCGGAGAATCACGTCAATGATTTCTCCGGTTTCCTTGTTTTTAAACTCATACTGTGGCATTATATTTCCATCACCAAGATTTGATCACTTCACTACGACAGGGGTCTCACGTTCGCCCTTGAAGAGATAGTCACCTCCTATCGAAATTGTTGTAAAGTGGAACGGACTGAGTTAGAATAATTATTCGTTCTCGTTCGATTACTCGTATACTTTCCTCGATTACGTTGGTTCAACTTTTGTCTCGACATGGTGTTTCTCCTTAAAGTTAGTGTAATGTGTCGAATTGTTTGAGTGAGTATCACTCGACGATCAAATCTGGAAATGCCTCCTGTACTAGTTTTTTGGTTATGTAACGACATGGTGCCTTTTTGGCGACCATTTTCAAGACCAACTCTGCGTCCTCCGGATGGATAGATTCGAGTAGGCCAATGAACTTATTCTCCCTCTTGAAATCGGGCAGGCGATCGCCCGCACCACCTTGGACGAACCATCCAAAGTCTTTGTGGAGTTTATTGAGGGATGAAGGAACCGATTGGGGTTGGTTTGGAGTGAAAGGTGGGCGTCCTTCGGGAATATTAAAGACCAAAGATTCGTCAAACGAACCGCGAAGGATATCGCGAAACGCCCAGTTGTCTGAGTACTTTTTAAGGACATCGAGTCGACCATCGCGACCGTCTGCCTTTTTGAATTCTTCGAAGATCTCGAAGACTTCTCTACGATAATTCGTAATCATGTTATGCCTTCTCAATTTGATAACAGACGTATCGTTTCCTCTCTATGAGTATTTCTTGTTTGGTGGTACACTTAAACAAGAATTGCCTTAGTCCGATATCGTAACTAATAATTGTATTTCGATCTTGTCCAGTCTTTCTCTCTAGTTGAGCGATGCGACTGTCCTTCTGATCTATCACCTTTATATATTCATCATGTAACTTAGCTGTGCCTGCAATCCAAACCAAGGAGCACAGCAAGGCAGTTACGCCTGCGGTATATAAAGTGCGCATTAGACTCTCCTCCGTCTACAATTATTTATAGACGGAGAGGTCTTTAGTCGGGTAGTTTGTCTACTTTTGTTTTGACAAATGTGCGTCCCTTCGTGCTAAACAGACGCGTCACGAAAGGGATAAAGGGCGCACCCTCTTCGGTCTGGTAACCGTGAAGGTGCGTGTTGCGTTCGGACGTGTAGTAGATGTAGTTACTCGCACGTCCCTCCCATTCGGTAGTCTCTACAAGTTTGTTGTAACTCATGCTGCCACCGCCATCTCTACTGCGAGTTCCGCAGCCTTCTTCTTCTTGACACCGTTGGCACCGTACCACGCAGAGGTCATTCGACCGTCAGCAGTACGACCCGCGACGTGGTCGGTCAAGTAAGTCACAGAGTTGAATGCCTGCCACCATGAACCGCGACCGAACTCAGCGCCTGGTTGAGTCTCTAACAACTCGAACGCTTTCTTTGCGTTAGGTGCGAGATCCTTGTACTCACGTACCTCATCCGCAGGTGCCTGTGATGGGAACAGGGTGTTGTAGTAACTAATCAACGACTCAGAAGTAAACTTCTTAGAAGACAGAAACTGCGCCATCTCTTTGTACTGGTCAAACTTCTCGTGAGCAAGACCCAAGTGTTGCTTGACCATCTGTGGGTCAAATGCACGTCGGTGATTCACCTTGATACCGTTGTTCGCGGAACCCTTCAGGGCGAGAGACAACGTGTTCATGCACGTCACACGGATAGGAGTGAATCGGATATCGATAGACTTACCGTACTCGTGTGGGTTAGAGAACAGAAGGTATGAGTCCACTTGGTCACCCTTCAACACGTCAAACGACTCTTTGATCTTTGCAAGCGCGTAGACGAACTTACCACCCTTGAGAGAACCCGCAGAGTTCATCTCCATGTCACCAGCGGCGCAGTACTCGTTGAAGAACGTGAACGCCTCAAGGTTCTGACAGGGTTCCCAGTTACCACCCACCTGAGTGAGAACTGCGTTATCAGAAGAACGCACCAGCGCCTCC